ATGCCACGGCGCAAGCCTATGCACTCGGCCTTCGGTACCGTGACCGGCCTGCCCTCAGGACGCTTCCGGGTGCGGTACACCGGCCCCGACGGCAGACGTCACTCAGCCCCCACCACCTTCGACACCCGCGCCCAGGCAGAGGCCTGGCTGATCGGCGTACAGGCTGACGTGCTGCGCGGCACCTGGACAGCCCCCACCCTCACAGCCCCCACGACACTGGCCGAGTACATCCCTACCTTCCTGACCCACCGAGCCGCCGAACTGCGTCCCTCGACCCTGGGCCTGTACGACCGCCTGGCACGCTGCTTCATCCTCGCCCCCGTCGGAACCAGCCCGGCCACCACCGTTGACCTGTCCACGGTGCCGCTCGCACAGATCACCACCCCGCTCGTGCGCGACTGGCACGCCGCCCTGTGCGAGCAACTCGACCGCTCAGCCACCACACGCACCACGACCGCCGCCGTGCGCGCCACCCGCCGCACCCACCCCGCCCGTGCATGGGCGAAGGACAGTGGGATCGACGTACCGGCCACCGGGCGCCTGCCCCGCGCCGTCCTGGCCGCCTGGCAGGCCGCTGGACGCCCTCAGCCAGCCCCGGACCTCCAGGAGGACACCGGACGTCGCCCAGGCCGCTGCCAGGCCTCCCAGGCCTACAGGCTGCTGCGAACCGTCCTCAACCAGGCCGTGGAGGACGGGCTGATCGACCACAACCCTGCCCGCGTGCGAGGCGCAGGCACCTCACGCGCCCCTGAGCGCAAGCCGCTGACGCCCGCCGAGGTCTCGGCCCTGGCAGCCGCCATGCCGCCACACCTCCGAGCCGCCACACTGCTGGCCGCCTACTCAGGACTGCGCCCCGGCGAGGTGTTCGCCCTACGACGCCGAGACATCGACCTCAGCGACCCAGCCAACCCCACCGTGACAGTCGCCCGCACTCAGACGCGCAACCGTAGCTGGCAGCCTGCGATAGGTGAGCCAAAGACCGCCGCCGGGCGCCGTACCGTCACCATCCCGGCCACCGTCGCCCGCGCCCTGGCCCACCACCTCGACACCTGCACCGCCCCCGGCCCCGACGCCCTGGCATTTACTACCGCCAATGGGAACCCGGTTCAGGCGTCCAACCGGTCCACTGCCATGGCTACCGCCCGCGCAGCCATCGGGCGCGACGACGTCACATGGCACCACCTGCGCCACACCGGCGCCACCCTGGCCGCCATCAGCGGCGCCACCATGGCCGAGTTGCAGGCCCGCATCGGCCACGCCTCACCACGCGCCGCCGCCATCTACCAGCACGCCCTAGCGGGCCGGGACGCACAGATCGCCGCCGCCCTGGACACCTACGCCGCCACCCCCACCAACGTCGTGCCCCTGCACCGCCTCAGCGCCTGACCACCCACACGCCGCCGTAGGACGCCCGCCCCACAGGCCGCGCCCCGGCCCCACCGGCACCCGCCTGCCTAGGAGAACTCTCGTGACCGCCCGGAACCACCACTCCGCCGCCCCCGTGCACCGCCCACTGAATGAGGCACAGGGACCCAACGGACGCCCCGACGCCCCACCCCTGCCCCCGGCCTGGGACAGCCTGATCAGGGTCTACCTGGCCGAGTGCGCCAAGACAGGCACCAAGCCCACCACCCTGACCGCCCGACGCGGCCACCTGCGACGCCTCGCCCTAGACCACCCCGACCACACCCCCGGCACCATCACCGCCCCCGACCTGCTGACATGGCTCGACAGCCTCGACCTAGCCCACGCCACCCGCCGAGGCATCCGCTACACCCTGCGAGGCTTCTTCGCCTGGGCCCAGGCCAGGGGCTACATCTCAACCAGCCCCGCCCGCCACCTGCCCCCGATCCCGCGCACCGCCCCGCCTGAGTGCGAGGACGTGCCCGGACTCGACGAACCCCACGCCCAGGACCGCGCCCCCGTGCGCCGGACCGGCCCGGTCGCCGCACCCGTCCCACCCGTATGGGAGGAAGCGATCACCGCGTTCATGGCCTTCGAACGCATCCAAGGCCGCGCCACCACATCCCGGAAAAAGTCCCGCGAGCAACTCGCACACCTAGCACGCACCATCCCCGACGCCGAACATGGCCCGTGGTCGGTGAACACTCCCGCCCTGCTTCAGTGGTACACAGACCGCGAGATCGCACTAGAAACCCGCCACTCCCTACGCACCACCCTGCGCGCCTTCTACGCCTGGGGTGTTGCCGCCGGACACCTCACCACCTCACCGGCTGACGTGATCCCACCCGTGCGCCGCCCCGGCCCCAACCCCCACCCGCTGCCCGACGACCTCCTATGCCAGGCGCTGGCCGCCGCTGACGCACGGCAGACCCTGATACTGCGCTGCGCAGCCGAGGCAGGCCTACGCCGCGCAGAGATCGCCACCATCCACGCCCGCGACCTCCTACATACCTCAGGCGGCACCGTCCTAGCCGTCCACGGCAAAGGCTCCAAGCAGCGACTAGTACCCCTCGCCCCGGGCCTAGCCGCCCTCCTGACCGACGCCACCAACGCAGACCCACACGGCTACGCCCTACCCAACGGACAAGGCTCACACCTCAGCGCCGAACGCGTGGCAGACAGCGTGCGCCACCTGATCCCCTCGCCCTACACCCTGCACGCCCTGCGCCACCGCTTCGCCACCACCGCCTACGACGCCACGCGAGACCTGTTCTCCGTCCAACGACTCCTAGGCCACGCAAGCCCCACCACCACACAACGCTACGTAGCAACCGACGCCGACCAACTGCGCGCCGTCATCGCCGCCGTGGCACAGCGCAGCGAATACGCCGCCCTGCCCCGCCCCGCTTCAAGGCCTGAACGTGGGAAAAATCGGACCAAATGAGAACCACACGCCGAATCTGCTTGCCCTAGGTAAACGACCGCGCCATGCTCTCACCCATGACACGCAGCCACCGCCGACCACGGCCCAACCCCTCGCACGCACCGCGCGCGCTGGGCCGTCGCCTGGCACGGCTGCACCCGCTCATCACGTCCCACCCCGACGTTGCCGCCCTCATCGACGAACTCTCCGGTGACCACCGCCCCCGTAAGCAGTGGCGCCTCAATGTGGATGACACCGTGTTGCGCGTGTGCACTGCGCTCAACGACGCGGCTACATCGTTGCGCGTTTCCGGGCTGTCGCCTCATATCATCCTCGCTGCCGAGCGCTCTGCGGCCTGGCTGGCCTTCGAACTGTCGAACCTGCACACCCCACGGGGCGAATGGTCAGCCAGCCGTCGCGCAGCGCGAGCCGCACGGATTCGGCAGGCCCAAGGTGCTCCCCGGCGAGTCGTGGAATCTGAACCAACGTCCTCGCAGTGTCTCCCCATCGTGGAAAGATGGCTGGATGAATGGGAGGACCTAAGCGGGCACACCGCCGGGCGCCTACTACGTCCCCTTGGGCAGTTCCGTCTCCGACGCCGCCCACATCCGCGCTGCTCAATGCGCGCTTTTGTTCGCCATGCAGAGTTGGCGCGTCAGTGCAGAGAGTTTTACGCCTACCACGCCGAGCGCGCCCTACACGACACGGCTACGCTCTCGCCGTTACCTGAGTTCGTCCCCGGCCTCGATGACGTACCCGCGCCAACATGGCGCCGGGCATCTAGCACTGACGCATGGCCGCCACCGTGGCGGCCCGTCCTGGTCAGCCTGACGCGCGCGGTCCTGACCGCTGCCCCTCCCACCGTGGCCCCTGCGCCGGTGGGTGAGGGCAGTTGCGCCCGTTTCACCCTGGCCGCCTGAAACCCCGTTAGGCGAGCCCTCACACCACACCACCGGCACAGGTGCCCGGCGGCCTCTCAGTACACCCGTACCCCTGAGAGGACACCCAAGCCATGCCTACCCCTAACCCTCTGCGCCCAATTGGTACCCCGACCGTCACCCTGCCGCTTCTGCTGACCCGCTCCAACGCGGCAGGAATCTGCCGCGTTCACCCGATCACGGTCACTCGCTGGCTCAGTGACGGCGCCCTGCCCGTCCTGCGTATCGGGACCCGCCCACGCATCCCGGCTGCCGCCGTGCTGGACTACGCCACGCGCGGCATGACTGCTGACTGCCGCCGCACCTTCCTCACCGTGGCTGGCCCGGCCACGGTAGACGTGCCCGCCATGCTGCGCCCCAACGAGGTCGCTCAATGCCTGAGCGTCAGTCTGTCTACTGTTAACCGGCTGATCCGTGATGGCGAGTTGCCGCGTGTGGGAACGGTGCGTTCGTGCCAGGTTCCCGCAACCGCCGTAGCCGCGTGGATCGACGCCAACACCGCCCCCGCACGCGTCCCGCTGAGCCTTCGAGGCTAAGCCATGTCGGGCCACCTCACAGTTGACGGTGCCCGCCCGCACGTCGCCACAGTCAGCGCAGCCATCGCCTCAGACCGATACCCCCTGACACCATCGGCCAAACTCGTGGCCTACCTGCTGGCCGCTGACGACTACGGCAAAGGCACCGCCCCCGGACGCGACAATCTCGCAGGATGGGGGCACCTTCCGTTGACCACCGTCCGCCGCGCCCTGTGCGATCTACGCACCCCACCGGCTGGCACGGACCCGCTCGTGACGACATCACGCACCCGTGCAGGGGAAGGATGGCGTACCCGCTACGCCTTCACGCCCGCATGGTCCGAGCACGCCCACACCTACGAGCACACCCAGCCGCTCACTGTCACGGGCGAGCGCCCAGCGGTCACGGACTGGACGGCCTGTACGGCTCTGGCTAGCCAACCTGTCAGCGTCCGGCTCGTCTCCCTCGTGCTCGCCCTGGCCTCGACCGACGGCCTGGCCGTGACAGCCACGAGAGCGGAACTGGCAGCCTGGACCGGGCTCAACCGAAAGAGCCTGGCCGCCACGCTCGCCACGCTAGACGCCATCGGCGTAGTGCAGCCACAGGCCACGGGGAACGGCTACAGCGCTTCGACCCTAGCCACCTACAGGCAAGCCCTTACCCGCATGCTCGCAGACCTGGACAGCCAAGGCCAGAACCTGAGCCCTGAGACAGCCTGCGCCTGGGCAGAGGACAGGCCCCGCACCGACGCCGCTCCCGCGAGGGCACTGGCCCGGTGGCTGCCAGCAACAGACAGCCAGGACAACCCAAGCGATGTTGTGGCTGCCTTCCTCACACATATGGAAACCGAATGCATGCCCTTGCATCGAGGGAAGCGAGCAACGGTGTATGCGTTGGACTTCCTCACTGCCCATGCAGCGCACCGAACAGGGGGCACAACAGGCCCAAAACACGACCAACCTGCCAGGTCTGAACGGGGGTCCCAACAGGGGGCACAACAGGGGGCACAACAGGCCCAAAACACGACCAACCTGCCAGGTCTGAACGGGGGTCCCAACGGGGGTCCCAACAGGGGTCCCAACAGGCCCAATTCAAGGCGCCGAACAGGTGTAGAAATGTGCCCCCTCCCTAATACCCTTCCCTTCCCTACCCCCGACGGCTGGCCCGTCGGAGACCTGCCCGGGGAAGTTGCGCTAGCGGTGCGCGGCCCACTAGGTCCGCTTGTCCGAGAAGCCCGCCTGCCTCTCGAAGCGGACACGCTGGCCCGTTGGGTCTTGGTCTACGCTGAGCGGGCCGGGCAGCCGCACGACTGGGCGCTAGACCGAGTGCGGTCCCTCGCCGCCGAACCATTGACCGGGGCACGCGAGCCGTCCGCTGAACTGTGGCACCGGCTGCTGACCCACCTGCCAGGTGGTGACGACTGATGGCTTCTCTTTTTTCCAGAACATTCGACGGGACACCCCGCGCCAGCCTGTCCTTCTCCCCCCACCACCACACAAAAAACGGCCTAACGCGGGAGGAACCGAACCAAAGAGACGAAAAGTGCCCAGGTTCATCCCTGACAGGCAGGGCATGTCTGGTTAAGGGGTGCTCCAAGCCTGTTCAGGGCCGTGGCCTGTGCGCCGCCCACTACCGGCGTGCTCGTGGCCTTCATCCGGGCACCCTCGACGGCTACGCCGCCGCCCAGGACTCAGGCCGGTGGGTAGGCGACCAACTTGCTGGCTATGGCTGCGCTCATGTGCGCGTGTCCCGTGCGCGTGGTTTCGCCTCGCTGTACGCCTGCACGATGCCGGGCTGCCACTCCCAGGCAGCCGAGTGGGCACTACGCCCTGACGCCGCCCACGCCCGCCGTGACGACACCGGCGCGTGGTCGCCCGATCCCTGGGACTACACGCCCATGTGCTCCCCGTGTCACAGGCAGATGGATGCCGCCACCCGCGCCGCCCACCACACCCGCGCCGCCCACCACACCCGTGCCACGCCGATACCAGCCCCGTGGACCTGGCCTACCGCCCCCGCCTTCGCCCCCGTGCGCCGCTGGCAGGACATACAGGACCCGCTACCAGCGCCCGGACCGCCCGCCGGGCAGACCCCGCCCATGCTTGACCTAGGAGAACTTTCGTGACCGCCCGCTCCCACCGCCGCGCCTTCGGCACCATCAGCCGCTTGCCGTCGGGGCAATTCCGTGCCCGCTACACCGGCCCCGACGGCGCCCGTTATTCCGCGCCCGCTACCTTCGACACCCGCGCCCAGGCCGAGACATGGTTAGTGACCGCCCGCGCCGAGGTGATACGTGGCCGGACGCCCGTTCCTGAGGGCGCGCACATGACACTGGCCGCCTACCTCCCGGCCTTCCTGACCCAGCGAGCTACAGAACTGCGTCCCTCGACCCTGGGCCTGTACGACCGCCTGGCACGCTGCTTCATCCTCGCCCCCGTCGGGACCGGGGTGAGCGTGGTTGACCTGTCCACGGTGCCCCTGGCACAGATCACCACCCCGCTCGTGCGCGACTGGCACGCCGCCCTGCTGGCACAGTGTGCGCACGCAGCCCCACAGTCCGCCAACCAGCGTTGCCACCCCGCCCGCGTCTGGGCCCGGGACAGCGGGATCGACGTACCCGCTACCGGGCGCCTTCCCCTCGCCGTCCTGTCCGCCTGGCAGGCCGCTGGACGCCCGGACCCGACCGGCCAGGCACACGCCGAGCGCACCGCGCGCGGGCGGACACAGGCGGCACAGGCCTACAGGCTGCTGCGAACCGTCCTCAACCAGGCCGTGGAGGACGGACTGATCGACCGCAACCCGGCATGCCTGCGCGGGGCAGCCACGGTCCCGACCCCCGAGCGCAAGCCGCTGACGCCCGCCGAGGTCTCAGCCCTGGCAGCCGCGATGCCGCCACACCTACGCGCCGCCACACTGCTGGCCGCCTACTCAGGACTGCGCCCAGGGGAGGTGTTCGCCCTGCGACGCTGCGACCTGGACGTCGCCGACCCAGGTGCCGCCACCGTCACCGTGGAACGTACGCAGACGCGTACCCGCGCGGGGCGGAGCGCGTTCGGTCCGCCCAAGACCGCCGCCGGGCGCCGTACCGTCACCGTCCCGGCCACCGTCGCCCGCGCCCTGGCTGATCACCTGGACGCCTACACCGCCAAGGGGCCCGCCTCGCTCGTGTTCACCACGCCCTCCGGCGGCGTCGTGTCTGCTTCCCACCGCTCGCGCGCCATGGCCACTGCCCGTGCCACTGTCGGGCGTACTGACCTTCGATGGCACGACCTGCGCCACACCGGCGCCACCCTGGCCGCCGTCAGCGGTGCCACCATGGCCGAGTTGCAGGCCCGTATCGGCCACGCCTCGACCCAGGCCGCTGCGATCTACCAGCACGCCCTAGCGGGCCGGGACGCGCAGATCGCCGTCGCCCTGGACGCCTACGCCGCCGCCCCGTCCAACGTGGTGCCCCTGCGAACACGCACAGCCTGACCTGCTGCCTCGCACCGCATGCCGCGCCCTGCCCCCTTCGTCGTGCGGCAGGGCGCGGCATTATCTACTACCAACAGCCCAAATACCTAAACCCTCGCAATAAACTTGCAGCCCAAGATCGGCCAAAAAACGTGTTCGGCGTGACCAATCGTGACCAATGGGGTGCGTATAAGTGACTCGAACTGCTAACCTACGACAAACAACAACATTGAGATATCGCAGTGTTTCGGCGGAATAGCAACGTTTGCGAGGTGTCGCCTCGACGCTTCCCAAGCTGACAGCGCGGGTTCGATTCCCGTCACCCGCTCCAAGAGAACGTCACTCTGGATACAAAGAATCCTGGCCTGGCCGGGAAGTGTCCGAGGTGGCGTTTCGCTGTTCTGGGGCGGTTCTCTGGATGTTGGGTCCGGGCGTGCGGAGCTGTGGAGGTGCCCCGGCGGTGGCTGATCGGGGCTTCGGAGCGGCCTCTCGGCGGGTGACTTGGCCGGTTGAGGCAGGAAGCGTCAAAAAGTACGGCCCCGTGTCAAAAAGTATAGGGCTTGCGTCAAAAGGTTCGTTCGCGTGAAATGCCTGGGTTGCCTCCCCCTCGTCGATAGATGGCGAAGGCAACCCAGGGGCGTTCCGTGCTACGAGTGGTCCTCGCGCGTGAGTTGGCTATAGACGAGGTCACTGATCTGGCGGATGATTTCTTCGCGCTGGGAGGCGCTGGAGAAGAAGTAATCCATGATCTTCGACTGGTCTTCTTGATGCGAGACGACGGCATCCTCGACGGCTCGTTCCAGGTCGCGTGATTCCCGGAACTGCTCTCGAGTGTTCGCGTTTGCTTGTTGGCGGATGTCTTCTTGTTCGACGAGGATCGTGACAACGCCTTGGACCCAGGACTCCACCGCCGATGGGCTAAAATCCTCATCCGCGAACAGGCTGTTGATCCGCTCGATGATCGTGTTCCACTCGACCAGGTTCGGGTCGTGCGTGCCACCACTGCCCACACCGACAGGTTTGAGCTTGTCGCTTGTCCCGCCGTTGAGATCGATTGTCACATCGGCCTTTCGGGCTTGTTTGATGTGGGTTAGCTCGATGCTGGAGAAGTCGAGCTCTTCGACGTTCTTCTTGCCCGTTAGTCTCGGCAGCAGCAAGCGCAGGAACAGTGCGAGCTTTTCCAGCATCGTGTCTTGGTAGTCGATGATCTGGGAAAGGAAGTCGTAGGTTTTGACGAAGGAGGAGACGTCCTTTTTGAACAGGTCCAGTTCGTCGATGCGATGCTTGTCCTTGCCTTGTACGGCTTGGATGTAGCGATCGTTGAAGCGGTCCGCTGCAGCTTTGAGAGGCCCGGTGTGTGCCCCGTGGGTGGTTCCCTTGGTGAGGAAGGCTACCGCGAAGTTCTCGACTTCTTGGTCGGTGTAGATCGCTTGCACCGCTAGCTTGGCTTGGATGTCGTAGATCAGGTCGGGATCGGTGGGCTGGAGGATCTCGGCTGTGCGGTAGTACGGCAAGAACGACTTGCAGATCTCCTCAGGGTCGTTCACGAAGTCCAGCACGTAGGTCGTGTCCTTGCCTGCCGCGGGGTAGGTGCGGTTGAGACGGGAGAGCGTCTGGACGGCGGTAATCCCAGACAGTCGTTTGTCCACGTACATCGCGCACAACAGGGGCTGGTCGAATCCTGTCTGGTACTTATTGGCCACAATCAGTACCTGGTACTCGTCTGTTGCAAACGCGTTCGGCAGGCTACGGCCACGAAGACCTCGGTTGAGGGTGTTTTCCGTGTAGGGCGGCTCCGTGTACCCAAAAGACACATCGGGGGCTTGCTCAGCGGTGATCGAACCAGAGAATGCGACAAGCGTGGCCAGGTCATAACCGTGGTCGCGGATGTAGCGATCCATGGCCTCCTTGTACTTGACCGCTGCCACCCGTGAGGCCGTGACCACCATGGCCTTTGCGTGACCGTCGAGCAGACAAGCAACGTTGGCGCGGTAGTGCTCGATGATGATCTGAACCTTTTGCGCGATATTCGTCGGGTGCAGAGAAACCCAACGCATCAGTCCTTTGGTTGCTGTCGACTCATCAACCAGATCATCATCAGCAAACGGGTTCTTTGTGCTTTCAGCAACCCGGAAGGCAGTCTTGTAGGTGGTGTAGTTGCGCAGCACATCCAGAATGAAGCCCTCCTCAATGGCTTGCTGCATCGTGTAGACGTGGAACGCCTGAGGAACACCATCGGAATCCCGCCGACCGAAGAGCTCAAGGGTCTTAGCCTTCGGGGTGGCGGTGAACGCGAAGAAGGACAAGTTCGGTGCGTCCGCGCGAGCACTCATCTCGGCGGCAATCACGTCCTCCAGGGCAACGTCGCCACCGTCATCGACATCTTCCTGCTCTGCGGTAGTCAGGACTGCCCGCAGTTTCTGTGACACTCTGCCCGTCTGGGACGAGTGCGCCTCGTCTGCGATGATCGCAAAGTTACGGTCAGCCAGCCCCTGGGTTTGAGCAATCGCATCGAGCACGAATGGGAAGGTCTGCATCGTAACAATCACGATCTGCTTGCCCGACAACAACGAGCCAGCCAGTAGAGCAGACTTCGAGGTTTCGCCGGCTCTGCGGGCCTCATCGATGTTGATGCTTGCGACGGTTCCCGCAGTGCCTTCCAGACTGGTGATAGCCTTTTGAAGCTGGTCATCGAGCACTGTGCGGTCCGTGACCACCACAACTGAGTCAAAAACCTTGTGGTTGGCATCGTCGTGAAGTTTGGACAGGCCGTGGGCGAGCCACGCAATCGAGTTCGTCTTGCCGCTACCGGCCGAGTGCTGAACCAGGTAGCGGTGCCCCGGTCCTTCGCAACGGGCCGTATCTAGCAGAGAGGTAACCAGCTCCCACTGATGGAAACGAGGGAAGAGAATCTTCGACGAAGTCGAGCGCGCACCAGTGATCGGATCGACCTGCTGCTCAATGGTCAGGTGCAGGAACGAACCCAGGATGTTCAGCCACGCGTCACGGTCCAGCACCCGCTCCCACAGATACGACGACGCCGCACCATTGGGGTTCACCGGGTTGCCGGCACCCCCATCACGACCCAGATTGAAGGGCAGGAAAAACGTCTTGGAACCAGCTAGCTTCGTGGTCATCCGCACTTCGTCGGTTGAGACCGCGAAGTGCACCAGGCAACGGTTACCGAAACCCAGCAGCCGCTCACCCTTGGGATCACGGTCATGCCGGTACTGGCGCACCGCATCCTCGATGCTCTGCTGGTCATCGGTCTTGAGCTCGATCGTGGCCACCGGCAGACCATTGACAAACAGCACCAAGTCGATAGAGTCAACCGGGCGCAACTTGGAGTAGTACACCTGACGCACGACGCGCAGACGGTTAGCCTGGTAGTGATCCCAAGCCAGGGGATTCAAGCTAGTCGCCGGTTTGAACGCGCACATCGAGAAACGAGCAGGCGCCTTACGGAAACCCTGCCGCAGCACGGCCAGCGTGCCCCCACCTTGCTCCAGAGGCTTATCCAAGCTCCTCACCAACCGGTCCAACACTGCTCTCTTGGCAGCCTCCTGCTTAGCCGAAGACATATCTGGCTGGACAATCTTGGCGAACTCCTCAGACTGGGTTTGCTCTAACCACGCCAACACATCCGCCGGGTACAAACCCAGTTCCTTGTCATAGCCGCCGTTATCGCCAGGGCCGTCGTAGATCCACCCGTGCGTAGCCAGGTACTCGCAGATCTCCGTCTCGAAAGCAATCTCGTGCTCAACACCCATGCTCTAGTCCCTACATCTCGATCTGCCCGGTCACAGCAGCCGTGATCAACGCCGACCGACGCTCGCGCAGCAAAGCAATCGCTTTTTGCGTCAATTCTTCTGTCGTTTCCCTCGATGTCTTGAACTCTTCCAAGCGTGTGACGATTTCATCTTGCTCACGTCGTGAGGGAACCCTAATTGGAATCCTGGAGAACGTTTCCCAGTTTCGGAAATCAACCGACCGCTGGCGCACGTTGGGCGCTTGGGTAGCAAGGAATCCGCTCAGGCCGAGGAACCTCAGATAGGAGGCCAGGAAATGGAGATTGTCCTGTTCATCGAGCGGGCGGCAGACGTGATAGACCGGGCTTCCATTTCCGTGGCTATCCGACACCCCAACAGCACCAGCAAAGCCATCAAGGCCGTGATAGACCAGATCGCCAGGTTCGATCCCTTGGTATCCGTCTTCAGTGTCGGAGAAAGTGAATCCCTCCTCGCGACGGTTCGCGCGGAGTGTGACTTGACCATCTCTGAATGCGGTGATTACGCCTTCTCCGGCGAAGGCTGGCCGCGTTACTTTCTGAAGCACTCGCTTCAACGGACGCTCTGGACACGTTGAAAGGCCTGCAAATAGCTGATGCCACCGCGTTTCAGCTTGAACCGCGACCAAATCCAGCAAACGTTCGTACTTTTCGATGAGATGGTCGATCTTGGCGGTTTCCTCATCCAAGAACCGCACAATCCGGTCTTGCGCCTCGGTAGGGGGCAGTAGCACAGAACACTCTTTTAGAAGACTTTGGGTAACACTGTATACCTTCACTCCCATAGCTAGACGGCGAATTTGGTTTCTCCAGGCATCTGATAAATACAAATACGCGAAGTATGGGTGCCTAAGTTGTTGTTCTGGGCTTGCGACGAGGATATGAGAGCCCGGAAACACAGTGTTGCTGGAACCGGCTGTGTATCGAACAAACGCTCCGACGCCAGTCAAATCTTCCGAAGTATCGGCAAAAACTAGATCTCCCTCTGCGAGAGGAGGAGTACAAGCAAGATCGAAGTTTTCAGGTAAGTATCGCAGTAGTGCTCTGCTGAGACGAACTGAAGTATTTTCTTTCGAGTGGACTTGCCCGTAATTGACCACCGGAATTCCCGCATCCACGAGGTCGGCCTTAGTGATTGAAAAGCCCTTGTGAAATCGATGCTGGGTCGAAAAAGGCGCTATTCCCCAGGTACGTGGGATTGGTAAGCCTTCCCAGATCATTCGGTCACCTCGCTAAGGAGGTCGAGAATTTCGCGGGAGACTTGCTGGAGTTCGGCGTCGATTTCTTCGAGTAGGCGGGGCGGGGTGTAGCGGTAGAAGTGCCTATTGAAAGGGATCTCGTAGCCGATCTTGGTCTTCTTGGCGTCCACCCATGCGTCGGGTACGTAGGGCAAGACTTCAGCCTGCATGTACGTCTCGATGGTCTGCTTGCGTCCGGCGTCGCCTGCGCGGTTGCCTCCGTAGGTGAATGGGACACGTTCAGTGTCGCGCAGTGCAGAGTCCGCTAGTTGTTTGCCACGGGCAGTGGTGATGGGGTTGCCGTCATCGTCGCGCTGTGGGCGTTCGACGGTGATCTCCCAATATCCAAACTCTTCGATGGGGAGGATCTTGCAGTACCGGCTTTCAAGGTGGTCTGCGTAGATATTGAGGATGGTGATCCGATCCTCGGCGGAGAGTTCGCGTCCCTTGTCGCCGAGCTTCTTGCGCATCTTGGTGTAGAACTCGGTGGCGTCGATGAGCTGGACGGTGCCGCGGCGCTCTTCGGGTTTGTTGTTGTCCAGGATCCAGATGTAGGTCGCGATACCGGTGTTGTAGAACATGTCGGTGGGCAGTGCGATGATGGCGTCGACTACATCTGCTTCGAGCAGGCGACGGCGGATGTTGGACGGGCCTGATCCTGCTTTGCCGTTGAACAGAGGGGAGCCGTTCAGGACGATGCCTGCCCGGCCACCACCTTGGGATGAGGGTCGCATTTTGGAGACTACGTGCTGAAGGAACAGCATCTGCCCATCACTGACGGAAGGCACATTCTTCTTCGGAGTCGGGTCTCCCGCATAGAAACGCGAGGCGCTACCAAGATTGGCGAGCTCAGCCATGACAGCCGCCTGGCTCTTCTTCCAGTCGTCCCCATACGGTGGGTTGGATAGGCAATAGTCGAAGGTTTGGCCTGCGAACTTGTCATCGGCGAGGGTGTCCCCAAGCTGGATGTTGGAGGGGTCATGACCTTTCATGAGCATGTCTGATTTGCACACGGCGTAGGACTGGTCGTTCCACTCCTGCCCATAGAGGCGCAACTGAGCCTGGGGGTTCATGCCTGGCATCTCCTCAGAGCCGATGAAGTGCTCTTCTGCAATCGAGAGCATGCCGCCTGTGCCGACCGTGGGGTCATAGATGGAACGAATCGTGCCGGGCTCACTGAGTGCTTCGTCGTCCCCAGCAAAGATTAGATCCACCATGAGGCGAATGGCGTCGCGCGGGGTGAAGTGCTCACCGGGAGACTCGTTCGAGCTTTCGTTGAAGGTGCGAATGAGGTACTCATACATGTCACCCATCTCGGCGTTGGTGACCTTGGAGGGGTGTAGATCAACCTTGGTGAATGCCTCGACCACGATGAAAAGCAGATTCTTTTCTGCCATCGTGTGAATCTGTTCTTCGAACTTGAATCGCGGAAATATGTCGATGTTGGAGGAGAACCCTGCCAGGTACTGGATGAGGTTATTCTCCAAACCGTCCGGATCACCGAGCAGCTTCTTGAGTGTCCAGGGGCTTGTGTTGAAAAACTCCAGCCCGGTGGCACGGCGTACCTTGACCTGCAACAGGTCTGGGCTGTCTGTCGTCGCCGCGAGTTTGATGACTTCATCGTGACTGTCGGCGAGGAGGCAGTCCAGGCGGCGCAGGATGGTCATCGGAAGGATGACATCCCCGTACTGGTGGGGCTTGTAGGGACCTCGCAGCTGGTCGGCGATTCTCCAGATGAATGATCCAAGCTTGCTCATTTAACGTTCTTCCTTAGATTCCTTTGGCAGCACAGTGGCGATGTCGGAGAGCTGACAGCTGAGGGTTTGGCAGATTCTCAGCAGCACGTCGGTGGTGAGGTTATCCCCGGCATTGAGTCTGGCCATGGTGGTCGCAGATAGCTTTGCTTTGTCTCTGAGCGCTTGCTTGTTCATCTCGAGATCTACAAGCAACTTCCACAACGGCTTGTACGACAGCGCCACTGTGTAATCGAAATCGATTTTCTTAGCCATGACCTCTTTACCGCTTCTTCTTTCGACTCCACGAGGTACCGAAGAGTTCCCTGCCTGGTTCAAGTCGCACGAATGCTGAATCGGTCAGGATCTGCTGCGTCTCGTCGGAATATCGGCTGATCTTGTCAATCGCCAAGAAGACTTGCTTTCGTTGGCGTGCGTAGACCTTCGCGATACCGTCGAACGCTTGGTCCTCAATGGGCTGGACAAGCATCGAGTCGTGCGCGACGGCTGGTAGCAATGTCATCTCGAGCATTGCCAGGTCGAATGAGATGAGCCCACGTTGGGTGGAGCCGGTTCCTGAGTCATTCTCGATCTCGTAGGAGTATTTGTCGATCGCTGGAATCTGGATGCTTGGTGGAGTTCGTTCCTCGCGCGTGATTTCTCCATCTATGCGCCGCATAGTTTCGTTGAGCTTGTGTTCGATGTTCTCCAGAATCGTTGCGGATGCTTCGTCGAGCGCATCGGATGCCTGCTTCTTCGCTGCCGTGAGCCGCTGCTCGTCATGGAAGGCCTTGTTGGCGTTGCGTAGTGATCGGATCTGGCGATCGAGTTCGCTATAGGCACGGATGTCGGCCTGGGTTGCTGTGGGCGCAACCGAGAGCTCTTCGAGCCTTGTATTGAGTTGTTCTAGCCGGTGCCGGATGCGTTCACGCTCGTCTTCGAGCTCTTTGCTTTCCGCTTTGAACTCAGCTTCTAGGATCTGACGGATGCTCCGGTGGAAGTGTTCGATGTTCTCAATGCGTTCGATATTTGCCTCCGGGAAGAACTCGCACAGTGCGTCGAATCTCCTGGTGAGGCTTACCTCAGCGGCGATTCCTTTGGCTCTTTTCATTGTCCCGATCTGACGACCTATTTGGTTGTAGCGTCGCAGCAAAGGCTCGCGTTCTGCCTGCACCTCGTTAATGGCTGCTTGCTGGGCTGCGGTGTAGTCCTTAGCAGTCAATCCTGCGCGAGTTCCTGCCTGGTCCCGTTCGGTCTGGAGGTCTCCGATTCGCTGAGCATTGTTATTGACCTCGGTGATGTTCCTGGCTCGCGGGAAGTCGTAGTACCGCCCGGCTGCATTGAACAGATCCAGCTCTCGAACAGCCTCATCCTTGGCAACTATAAAGCCCTGAAGCTTGGTGTACTGATCAAAGAGCATCAGTAGCCGCTTGACGCCGTCAGCCTGGGTGTCTCGGGTATGCGCAAGGAGTGGGTGGTCGACATCGGAGTTTTTGCGTTGCCAGATGCGGAAGAAGTTGCTCACCGCCTGGCGCAGGCTGATCCCTGCGTCCGTGAGCCCGTACTGGGTGCCGACGAAGCCCTTGAAGTCGTCGAGTGTCCTGGTGCGCAGCGGACGGTAGTTCTTATCGCAGAGGGTGATCGCTGTCGGCGTGTCAGTGGCTCGGCGGAAGTAGTGGATCTCGCCGCCGAGGAGGAACGCAAATCGGATCTCGTGATGGCCGATGTTCTTGATAACGTCTTTGGCTTTGTCGACGTAGTCAGACCCGCCGAAGCAGAAGTCGATGGCCAGTAGCGTGGTGGATTTGCCGATGGAGTTCTCGGTGTTTTCCGTACCGAGCACCGTGTTTAGCCCTTCACTCAAGCGCAGCGGGCCGGGGCGTTGCTCGTCGTGGAAGAACGCGTCACTATCGAACTCGACCAACATAGTGGAGCACCTCCTCTGGGTAGAGCAGCTCGATCTGGCCGAGTGCGTATAAGCAGTCCAAGGCGTCAGCGAACTCGTCCACGTCGGCGAACTTCGATCTGACCTTCTTGTACAAGGCGGCGGGGCTGAGATCTCGATCGGACAGTTGCTTCAGGATCGGCGGGAACTGGCTCAGCGTGGACTGGGAGTATGGGGTGACCTTGCTAGGTAATCGCATCGAACACCTCACAGTTTTGGACAAAGAAGCATGCAACGATGGTCGATGCGTTGAGGTTCGTCGAGCCGGAGTTGGTATGGATCCAATCAGCCACTTGATCGAATATCGCCTGCTGGTCATCAGTGTGCTGGGACGCCTGGTCGTAAAAGTCGGCGACTTGCCCGGCGATCGCGTCGAACCGGCTGCGCCCCCTGCCGCCTTCGAGTACGCGGAACTCTTGCTCGATGATTCGGTACCACTGCAGGACGTGGATCCTGATCCGCCCAGCGAGCTCGTAGAATTCCGGGCGGATCTTGTCGGTCACCCGTACCGCATCCATGGTCAGATCTGGGACGTTACCTGACATGATGCGCTCTCCCAGCGTCTCGATTACGTCTGAGATCGCAGGTCCGAGCTGCGCGTCAAGGGCCAGGTCTTGGAGAGCAGTTGCTTCGATCCGACGTTTTCGGACCTCACGAAGCTTGGTCAGTGTGTCGGGGTCGGCGAGCAAGGCCCCATTGCTGGTGGCGAGTTTGGCGCACTTGACACACACTGCTTCCCGGCTAGTTTCAGAGCTGTCGTCGTCAATGGTGAAAGAGACAATCTCGAAAAATGGTCGCCGTTCGCCTTTGACGGTCTTGACTAGTCGCTCTTTGCGGCAGACAGGACACAAGTCTCCATTGCGGGCTGCAAGCACGACATCCGCTTCGGTTACTGCGCCGTTGTTGTCTCGCTTCTTGTTCGGTCTCGAAATGGCAGATAGGAACGTATCGGCATAAAAAAACACGTCATCCTGGTCTGCGGTGTACAGCAGTTCTTCGGCGGCGCCGGCACTGATCTCTGGATCATCTTTGATTAGTTCGATCAGCTCGGTTTTGAAGTCCGCCTCGCGCATCGTAGCAATATTTTGGGCGATCTTGGCGAACGCGTCTCGTGCAGCCTTGCGTAGTCCAGGTTGATTCAAAACGGGCCCGAATCCAGTGTGCAGCTCGATCTTCTGGCCCAATAGCCCGCTAACAGTCTTTGGTGTGCGCCAGACGTCACCCCCTTCCCGATCTTCAACGGGGGCGAAGTCCTGGATCCAGCGCAAAAGGACCTCCACGACATAGGCGTCAGTGGAGGTCATCTTTGGTCGTGCGGTTGAAAGCTTCTTTGCTCCTTGCCGGGTAGAAGTTTTGTAGGTAGCTGCGGGCTGGATCAGCACATTTTGCAGCGCGCGGGCAAAGGTCGCGAAGCACAACTGGCTCATTGCGACCTCCTTGGAAAAGAGCGCCAAAACAGCACCCAAAGCGGGGCAAGGACATTCTCTCGCCCGATTTTTAGAGTCGAAGCACCGAGAAGTTCTCGCCGAGATACACCCCGGAGCAACTCCTTCAGTGTATCCCGACAGTCCTTCCAAGGTGCTTGCGACACGCTCCAGCGTGTAACAAGCGGCGCGCACTCCAAGTGGCCGCAAGGAGTGAGTGTCTTTGCCAGGCCCTGATCAAGCCAGGCTCCACGTATTCGCACTGGAGAGCTGTTGAGCGACCTGGCGGGTGCCCCTTCACCGGGGTGCCCGCCATCGTCATATCAACGCGCCCTCCATACCTGAATACGCCCTGCTCAACGGCTCTCCCTTCATCAGAAGGGACGAGTCAATGCCATACACGGCGCACTCCACCAATCCGTCCACCCCACACAACTACATCACCGTCAAGCTCGCCTTTGAGGTCACGGTCGCCGCTGACGCACGGCGAGCAACCCGCGATACCAGCTTCCGTATCAGCACGGACGAGGTTGAGGACTGGATCGAGGGCGACTATCAGAGCCGCCGGGCGCAGGCCGACAATCCCGGCACGGTCGAGCGGCGATCCTTGAGTGAAATCCTCGAAGAACTCAATGCCTCTGAGCGCAGCACGTCGCGCCGCTGGCGCACCCACACCGGCTTCCTCACGGTCGATGACAGCGATCCCAGTGATGAGGACATCGAGTCCGGCCAGGTGGGCCTGCGCGCCGCATCCGGGTACCACGACGGCATCTACACCTCCACCAGGCCAGACGATGGCACGGACGCATGGGCGACCAGCTTTGTCGTGCGCCAAGCACTATCAGCGTTGTCGGAGCGCGAGCGGCAGGTAGTCCTCGCCTCCCGCATCCACGGCCTGTCCCAGCGAGACATCGCGGCCGTGCTGGGTGTGTCCCAGCCGATGGTGAAGAAGATCCGTGACCGCGCCGAGGACAAGCTCCGCGATCTGCTTTCTGGCTCTGGGGTTATCAACTAGGGCTCGTCGCCGCCTTGGGGGTGGAAGGAGCATCAAGCCAATCCGAGCACCACCTTCCTTCCACTGACTTTTCCTAAGGAGGAAGCCGATGGCACACAAGACGGTGACAGTGAGTCTGTCGCGAGACCCCAACCCGGGCAAGGCCATCAACATCGGCCGAGTGGGACTACGAGAGCAGCTCTTGACCTGGTTGCTCGGCCCCATACGGGACGTGACCGTACTGGTCCCGGGCCGGGAAGTACGGGACGTGACGCTGCGCAAGGTCGATGAAGCCTCGTGGTGCGGGGCGGAATGCACGGATGAGGAGCTGATGGCCCTGGCTGACGCGGTCCAGCGCCACCCGGCAGGAAGCAAGCTCCACCACGCAGGTGGTGATGCGGCATGAACCCGCAGCACCGCAACGCCCTGATCGCGGGCATCAACCGCACCATGGAGGGCCTTTCCCAGATTGCCCAGGCGCTCGAAGCAGATGGCTGGGAGCAGATTGAGGACGAGTACGCGCTTGCTGGCCCCCGGCCGGTTGCTGCCGCGCGTTTGGAGGAGCCCGGTTTCCAGGCCGAGCTCGAGGAACGACTCGAGGCTGAGCAGGCTCAGCAGGGTTCGGAGTCGGCTGGCCCGGTGCGTGAGTACACGCTGGAAGAGGTGCGGGCTTTCCTGGCTGAGCTGTCCCAGCAGGGCTACACCGCCAAGGTGCGCCAGCTCATCCTGGATGCCGGCGCGAAGGCCCTGTCTGAGGTGGACCCGTCCAAGTTCGGCCGGATCATGGCTGGGGCTGAGGAGATCGCCCGGGCCTGATAGCCACGCACTCCTGAGCGCTTCGAGTGCTCACCGTTGGCTGCACTGCCCGCCTTCCGCGCTCGCCACAGATGGCGCGGCAGATGCGCCGTCGGATGCTGCCTTGCAGGGTACGGCTGCGCATGCGCTGGCTGAGTACAAGCTGCTGCGGTTCCTCAAGCGTCGCGCGAAGCGGCCTACCTCGGAGTGGATCGATGAGGAGATGGAGGGCCATACCGACGACTACGTCGCCTTCGTTGCCCAGCACCTCGAGTCTGCCCGGGAGCATTGCAGTGATCCGCAGGTGTATGTCGAGCAGCGCCTCGACTACTCGCGCCTCGCCCCTGGGGGCTTCGGTACCGGGGACCGTGTCATCGTCGCTGGACCCACCCTCCAGGTGATTGATTTGAAGTACGGCATGGGTGTTGAGGTTTCTCCGGTGGCGAACCCACAACTCATGCTTTATGGGCTCGGTGCCCTGGCAGCCTTCGATGCGCTCTACGACATTGAGGAAGTCGCACTGAGCATCTTCCAGCCTCGCCGGGCAAACGTCGAGACCTGGACGATCAGCACCCAGGACCTGATCGCGTGGGGCGAGAACACGGTCAAGCCGATCGCTGAGATCGCTGCCCGCGGTGAGGGCGACTACCACGCTGGCCCGTGGTGTCAGTTCTGCCGTATCGCACCCACCTGCCGGACCAGGGCCGAGTCGAATCTCGCACTCGCACGCCACGAGTTTGCCCCACCCGCCGAGCTCAGCATTGCTGAGGTCGCGGATGCGTTGGCGAAGATCCCTGAGCTCAAAGCGTGGGCCTCCGACGTCGAAGCATGGGCCTTAGCTCAGACCCAAGCCGGCCCCCAGATCCCCGGCTTCAAGGTCGTCGCCGGCCGCTCCATCCGCAAATACGCCGACGAAGCCGCGGTAGCTGAGGCCGCAAAGGCTGCGGGCTACAACGACATCTGGGACAAGCGACTGATCGGTATTACCGCCATGGAACGCCTCATGGGCAAGAAAACCTTCACCGAGACGTTCGGCGATCTGGTGGTCAAACCCGAAGGCAAGCCCACCCTCGTTCCCGAATCCGACAAGAGGCCGCCGCTCGCACGCGTGAGTGCTGCCACCGATTTCAACACCAACACCAACACCAAGTGACCAAGGAAGTCAACCATTATGAACCCGAATTCGACTCGCGTTGTTACCGGCGAAGTCCGACTGTCCTACGCACATCTTTTCGAGCCGCGGTCTATCCAGGGCTCCAAGCCCAAGTACAGCGTGTCCCTGATCATTCCGAATGAGTGATCGGGAGACGATCGCCAAGATCGAGCGGGCCATCGACGCTGCCATCGAGGCAGGCACTGCCAAGTTCGGTGGTAAGCGACCGAACAAGGCCGCGCTCAAGTTGCCACTGCGTGACGGGGATACCGAGCGTGACGATGAGGCGTACAAGGGGTGCTTCTTCGTCAATACCAACTCCACCCTGCCACCCGAGGTCGTCGACCAGGACCTCAACCCGGTGCTCTCACCTGCGGAGGTGTACTCCGGCTGCTACGCCCGTGTCTCGCTGAGCTTCTACGCGTTCAACACCAACGGTAATCGTGGGATCGCCTGCGGGCTTGGCAACGTGCAAAAGCTCCGTGGCGGGACACCTTGTGGTCTGAGCATTGCTCGGCTCGGGGTGTCCCGCCACAACCACATCTATCGATTGGACGCGCATGCACACGCTTTCCCTGGACCTCGAAACCTTCTCACCTACGCCTCTCGCCAGCTCGGGTGTGTACAGGTACGCCGAAGACCCGGGCTTCCGCATCCTCTTGCTCGGCTACAGCATCGACGGGGCACCCGCTGAGGTCATCGACCTGGCTCGGGGTGAACCCATCCCGACCATGATCCTTCAGGCGCTTACTGACCCGGGCATCATCAAGTCGGCGTTCAATGCGGCTTTCGAGCGTGTCTGCCTGTCGGTCTATCTGCGCCGCCACCACCCAGCCCTGCTCGCTGACGGGTTTCTTGATCCGCGTGGGTGGCTGTGCACCATGGTGTGGGCAGCATCCCTGGGCCTGTCGATGAGCCTGGACGGCGCGGCCAAAGCACTACGCCTGCCCATCGAGAAAGACTCCGCCGGGCAAAAGCTCATCTGCCGCTTCTCCATCCCCGGCAAGGATGGAGGCCGTGTCCTACCCAGCGATGATCCGGTGGGCTGGGGGCAGTACATCTCCTACAACCGCCGCGATGTTGATGTCGAGGTCCAACTCGCCTCCCGGCTTGCCCGCAACCCGATGCTGGAAGCGGAGTGGGAGACGTACTGGTTGGATCAGCGCATCAATGATGCCGGGATCCGCATCGACACGACTCTGGCTGCAAACGCGGTTGAGGTAGACGCCCGCCATCGTGAAACCTGCCTGACCCGGGCGCAACAGCTCACCGGTTTGGAGAATCTGAACTCGCCGATCCAGCTCAAAGACTGGCTCACAACCCACGACTGCACCTTGGAATCACTGACGAAGACCGAGGTAGAAACCGCGCTCGAGACTGCTACAGGTGAGGTCGCTGAGGTGCTGCGTCTACGCCAGGACTTGTCCAATTCCTCAGTGAAGAAATATCAAGCCATGCTGACCGTGGCAGGTCAGGATGAGCGGGCGCGTGGCCTGATCCAGTACATGGGAGCAGGCCACACCGGCCGCTTCGCAGGACGCCTCATCCAAGTGCAGAACCTGCCGCGCAACCACATGCCTGACCTCGCCACCGTCCGCACCCTCCTCAAGGCGGGCAACGGCGAGGCTTTGGAACTTCTTTACGCCCCTCTACCAGACACCCTCTCGCAGCTGATCCGCACCGCCTTCATCCCCACTGCGGGCTACCGGTTCATCGTGGCTGACTTCTCCGCTATCGAAGCCCGCGTGTTGGCGTGGCTTGTCGGCGAGTCCGGCACCCTGCAGGCCTTCCGAGACGGCAAAGACCTCTACTGCCAAACCGCAAGCCGCATGTTCGGTGTGCTGGTTGAAAAACACGGAGCCAACGCGGAGCTGCGCCAGAAAGGAAAGATAGCGGTCCTCGCCTGCGGCTACGGCGGCTCGGTCGGAGCCCTCAAAGCCATGGGGCACTACGTATGGGCCTTGATGAGGCAGAGCTCAAGCCGTTGGTCGATGCGTGGCGGGACGCCAACCCGATGGTCGTGCAGTTTTGGCGTGACATCGAGCAAGCGGCCATCACCAGCACCGAAACCCGAACTCCCACCATGGTAGGACGCATCACGCTGTCGTTTCGCTCCGGGTGCCTGTTTATTGCCCTGCCGTCGGGGCGGGAACTGTGCTACCCGCGGCCCAGGCTTGGTGAGAACCGCTTCGGTATGACCAGTATCCTCTTCGACGGGGTGGATGGCACCACCCGCAAGTGGGGGCCTATCGAGACCTACGGCGGCAAGCTCACCGAGAACCTCGTCCAAGCAACCGCCCGTGACCTCCTCACCCACGCCATGCGCCACGTCGATGCAGCAGGCCATCGGATTGTCATGCACATTTACGACGAGATCGTCGTCGACGAACCCAACGTCGGTGCACCGGTAGAGGAGCTCGTGGCGCTCATGACCCAGCCACCCAGCTGGGCACGCGGCCTACCGCTGGATGCTGACGGGTACGAGTGCGGCTTCTATATGAAGGATTGACTGATCTGGTTCGGCTCGGCACGCCGGCCACAAGTGTGTGCGTCGTTACGATTGGTGCATGAGTGGCAAGCACATTGATCTGTTCCTCGTTGATGGTGAGTCTGGCGGCTTGATGACTGCGGACGTGTCAGGGTGGACCGGGCATGTGCTCTCCGGGCCGCGCTCAGCAGTCAGCCGGATGCTGGTGCGATCGGATGCGCAGACCAACGGCGTCTACCTGCTCACCGGCAGTGATGACTCTGCTCTGGAGTCGCTGCGTTGCTACATCGGCCGGACCGAGAACTTCGCGCAGCGCATGCGTGACCATGACGCCAAGAAGGACTGGTGGGACAGGGCCGTGCTCATCTCCTCGCGCGAGGAGGCGTTCAACGAGGGGTACTGGGCTTACCTGGAGTATCGGATGGTGGAAATCGCCTCAATCGCGCAGCGCTCCACCTTGGATGACAACAAGCAGACGCCTAGGCCGCGCAAGCTATCCGAGGCCCAGCAGTCTGATGCTGAGGCCTTCCTCGAGCAGATCCGATCCATCCTGCCGGTGCTGGGTATCAACATCTTGCGCTCACCGCGCCCCGACGACGAGCACACGGTCACCCAGGGCGAGGACGCCACCTCACCGATCTTCCGGATCCGCATCCCAGCACGAGGCGTGGACGCGTCCGCACGGATAGTGGATGGGGAGTTCTTCTTGATGGAGGGCTCACGTCTCGTAGCAGGATGGAGTGGCCGAGGCCGAAGTGAGTCGACGAAGCGTACCTATACGAGTCTGCAGGCCCGGCGTGACAAGCTCGTCACGGATGGCACCTTCCGCCAAGAAGGCGACACGCTTGTTGTGACCCGGGATGTCGCCATGGCACCTTCGACCGCTTCCTCTCTAGCTCTGGGCAACTCCACCTCCGGCCCTGGTACCTGGCGGTGGGAGGGCGGCACCCTGCGTGACTGGGAAGACCGCGATCTTCACTAGCCGCCTCACCGGCGCATAGAACTGGCGCGCACTGTCCATGGCGGGCAGGAGACTGAGAAGAATCCATCGACTGCGCACCGGTTCCGCCCTGTCCCAAGGACGCATGGGTGAGCGGAACAGGGACTCCCGAGTCTGCTGGCAGTAACGAGATCGGGGCACTGTGGGGGCGAAACACCAGCGCCAGGCCATCCCCCCCCCCGGGCTGCTCCAGACGGCACTTGCGCCATGAGCGCCACCGGATTTCACGCTGAGGGGTTATCAACTGCTGCCTCTGGCCGCCTAGGGCCTGAGAGGACGAGCGCTTTGCATGGTGCATCGCCGAGGACGCCTCTCAGGAAGGCGGCTCGACATGAGCAGCAATCTGAACTCGTACACCCACCCGGACTTCGGCAGCCTGCGCACCATCGTCGACGGCGAGAACATCTACATCTGCGCGAAGGATGCCGCCACCGCGCTGGGATACGCCAACACGAACAAGGCCATCAAGGATCACTGCAAGGAGGTAACGAAATGGTACCCCATCTCCGACAGCATGGGCCGCGAGCAAGAGGCCGTCTTCATCACCGAAGGCGACCTGTATCAGTTGATCTTCTCCTCGCAGCTGCCGGCAGCGAAGGCATTTACCTCGTGGGTCGTTAACGAGGTCCTTCCGTCGATTCGCCGCCACGGCATGCATGCCACAGACCGGCTGTTGGATGACGATGACCTGCTGGAAAAGGCCTTGACTCGGCTGCGTGATGAGCGTCTTGCTCGTCGCCGCGCCGAGCAGGAACTTGCCCAGGCCCGCCCCAAGCTGACCTATTACGACCAGGTGCTTGCCGCGACTGGCGCGGTTGCTATCAGCCGTATTGCTAAGGACTACGGGATGAGCGCCCGCAGGCTGAATGCTCTGCTTGCCGAGCTGGGCGTGCAGTTCAAGCTCTCTGGCCAGTGGCTGCTCTACGCCAAGCATGCCGAGCAGGGCTACACCAAGTCCGAAACCGGCACCACGGACACCGGCCACGTCTGGATGCACACCAAGTGGACGCAGAAGGGCAGGCTCTTCATCTACGACCTGCTCAAGCACGAGCGGGGTCTGCTCCCTCTGATCGAGCGCGAGGTGGCCCAGTGAATCCCACCGACTCGGCGATCCCACGCCTGAACGCCTCGGGGTGCGCAGACCCGACCGTCTTTGAGGTGCTCAAACGTGAGCAGCGCGCCCAGTTCGGATACTGGGCCCTGGCCTACATCTGCAGCCCGTTTTCTGGGTACACCGAGGCCAACATTCGTCTGGCCCGCCGCATGTGCGCCGCCGCAGTTGCTCGCCGTCGCATCCCCATCGCGCCACACCTGCTCTTCCCGCAATTCATGAACGATCACGATCCCACCGAGCGGGAACTCGCCATGTTCATGGGCCGCATCGTGCTGTCCAAGTGCGAGGAGATGTGGGTGTACGCCCCGCGCATCAGCCCTGGCATGCGCACTGAGGCCTGCTGGGCCCGACACCTCGACATCCCTCTCCGCTTCCTCGACTCAAACTTCCGGGAGATCAAGCCATGACCACCTTCACCCTGTTCACCGCCACCACCAGCGGGCTCGCCTCGAATACCCACTACCCGAATCGGGCCACCATCAACGATACGGCCGACCTGGAGGCAGCAGCCCGGTTCGACCATGTTGCTGCCGAATGCCAGGGAAACCAGCGCTCCACCCACGGGTTTGTCACCTCGGACTGTCTGGTGACGGACATCGACAACGACCACACCGAGAACCCCGACGAGTGGGTGACCCCACAGCACCTGGCAGACCTGCTGGCAGATGTGGAATTCATGACGGCCACGTCCCGCAACCACAACACCTCCAAGCACAGAACACCAGCCAGACCCCGCTTTCACGTCTACCTTCCCATCAGTCCGGTCACCGACCCAGCCACCTACGCAGGCCTGAAGAAGTCCCTGGCAGACCACTTCGACTTCTTCGACACTGGGGCCCTCGATGCAGCCCGCTTCCTCTACGGACACCCCACCCCGCAGGTGGAAGCCTTCACCGGCACCTTGCTGGTCGATCAGTGGCTCACCCGCCAGGCCGAGCAGGATGCGTTCGCCGCGTTCGACGCCGCCACTCTGGCTATCAGGGAGGGCATCCGTAACGCCACCTTGTCGCGCTTCGCCGGCCGCGTCCTCATCCGCTACGGGGATACCGAGCAGGCTCGTATCTTGTTCGATCGCAAGGCTGCCTTGTGCGACCCACCCCTACCGAGTGCGGAACTGGAAGCGATCTGGCGTTCAGCGCTCAGGTTTGCTGGCCGTGTCGCGAAAGACCCCTCCTACGTCAAGCCGGCCGTCTACCAGGCGCTGACCTCACTCAAGCCCGATGACTACACCGACGTGGGGCAAGCCGAAGCGCTTGCGACCGAGTACGCCGACAAGATCCGCTACTCGCTGTCTACCCACTGGCTGGTCTACGAGGGTGGGGTGTGGGTGGAAAACGACCTGCTCGCCCAGGCTGTCGCCCAAGAGCTCACCGCCCGCCAGTTCGACGAAGCACAAAACATGCTCGACCAGGCCCACACCCTCATGGCTGACACCGGAGCCGCCGACACTCTCTCCGCCGCATCATCGAAAGCGAAAGGCGTCGCATCGCTCAGTGGCGCGCAGTCGGTGGCGTATCAGCAGTGGCAGGAGGCCAGCGAATACCACAAGTTCGTGCTCGGGCGGCGCCAGTCACGCAACATCGCCGCCACCCTTAAAGAAGCCCAACCCCTTCTCGAAGTACGCGCTTCCGATCTGGATTCTGACCCCTACCTGCTGTGTACCCCGGAGGGCACCTACCAGCTCACCGAAGGCCTAGCATCCAGGCGGGGCAACCACCCAGCAGACCTCATCACCCTCCAGACCGCCACCAGCCCCACCAGCGATGGCGAGGACTTGTGGGCGCAAGCCCTCGAGGTCACCTTCCAAGGCGATCAGGACCTGATTGCTTACGTGCAGCGGATGTGTGGCCTGGCAGCGATCGGCAAAGTCATGCTCGAGGCTCTCATCATCGCCTACGGGGATGGCCGCAACGGCAAGTCCACGTTCTGGAACACCATCGCCCACGTGCTTGGCACCTACTCCGGATCCATCAGTGCTGACACGCTCACGGTCGGGGTGCGGCGCAACGTCAAACCCGAACTGGCTGAGGCCCGCGGCAAGCGCCTACTCATCGCAACAGAGACCGAGGAAGGCGTGCGCTTATCGCCCTCGAACGTCAAACAGCTCGCCTCCACCGACAAGATCGCCGCGGAGAAGAAGTTCAAAGACCCCTTCTCCTTCACCCCCTCCCACTCTCTCGTGCTCTACACCAACCACCTGCCCCGAGTGGGAGCAATGGATGCAGGCATCTGGAGGCGACTGATCGTCATCCCGTTTACGGCCACCATCAGCGGGGATGCGGACGTGAAGAACTATGCCGACTACCTCTACGAGCATGCTGGCGGGGCAATCCTGGCCTGGGTGATGGAAGGTGCGCGCCTCATCCACGCCGAGGACTACTACCTGCGTGCCCCGGCCGCGGTGGTGGAAGCCTCCGAGGCATACCGGGAAGACAACGACTGGTTCTCACACTTCCTGGCCGATCAGTGCGTGGTCGAAGACGGTGCGGAAGCGAAAGCGGGTGAGCTCTACCAGGCCTACCGGGCGTGGGCGCTGTCCACAGCAGGGTGGGCGCGCCCCATGGTGGATTTCAACGCCGCCTGCGAGATGGCCGGGTTCGCTCGGAAGAAGACCCGGGCCGCGATCAAGGTCTATGGGCTGCGCCTGAAAGACGAGTTCGAGGAATAAGTGCAGGGCGAGTGTGCAGAGGGGTGCAGACCATTTACCTATTTACCGCATGTGGGAAAAGTGCATGTTGAATCTATATGTAAAAGGTAGTGTCTGCACCTGCACCCCTCTGCACATGGCCCTCGAAATGGAGGTTGCCATGGATAAGAAAACCGTTGAAAACACGCCGAAAAGAGCCATCGAAGCTGACGGTGGGATCTGCTGGAAGCTCGTCAGCCCCGGAGTGGATGGGGTCCCAGACCGGCTGTGCCTGAGGGCTGGACGGGTCGTGTTCGTTGAAGTCAAAGCCCCCGGCAAACGACCCAGGCCACTCCAGCAGCGCCGGATGAACCAACTCCGCGCACAGGGTTTCACCTGCCTGGTCGTGGATGGGCCAGAGGGCATCCAGGAGGTGCGCCGTGCGCTATCAGCCGCATAACTACCAGCACCAGGCCACCACCTTCATCAAGGAACACCCGCAGGCCGCGATCCTGCTCGGCATGGGGCTGGGCAAGACGATCATCACCCTGACCGCCATCTGGCAGCTCCTGCTCGACACCTTCCAAGCACGCCGGGTTCTGGTTGTTGCGCCGTTGCGGGTGGCACGGGGTACCTGGCCTGCCGAAGTGCATAAGTGGGATCACCTGGATGGGCTCACCGTTGCGGTCGCTGTCGGCACCCGCCAGCAGCGCCTCGATGCCCTGGCTGCGGGGGCGATGGTGACTGTCATCAACCGGGAGAACATCCCCTGGCTCGTCAAAACCCTCGGTGGCCGGTGGCCGTTCGACATGGTCGTCATCGACGAACTCTCCAGCTTCAAGAACCACAAGGCAGCCCGCTTCAAAGCCCTCACAGCGGTGCGTCCCCACATCCACCGGATCGTGGGCCTGACCGGTACCCCAGCCGCGAACGGCCTGGAGGACCTGTGGACGCAATTTCGCCTCTTGGATGGTGGTGAGCGTCTTGGCCGCTACATCACCCGCTACCGGGAACGCTGGTTCACCCCAGACCGCCGAAACGGCATGCAGGTGTTCTCCTACAAGCCCCGCCCCGGTGTCGAGGCCGAGATCTACGAAGCAATCAGCGACATCACGCTCTCGATGCGCACCACCGACTACTTGGACCTGCCCGAGCTCACCATCACCACGCAGGCGGTTGAGCTGAGCTCCTCTGAGCGCAAGGTCTACGACCAGCTCGTGCGCGACATGGTCATCGACCTGGACGGGACCGTAGTCGATGCGGCAAACGCCGCGGCTCTGTCCGGCAAGCTCCTGCAACTGGCCACGGGGGCGGTCTACGACGAGAACGGTGAGGCCGTCGTGGTGCATGACCGCAAGCTCGACGCATTAGAGGACCTTCTTGAGGCAGCCAACGGGCAGAGCCTGCTGGTGGCCTACTGGCACAAGCACGACGCCGCACGTATCCAGGCCCGCTTCCCACAGGCCAGACAGCTCCAGACCGCCGAAGACTTTGAGGCGTGGAATGCCGGTGAGGTTCCGTTGGCGTTGATCCACCCGGCCTCTGCCGGGCACGGCCTGAACCTGCAGTCCGGCGGCCACCTCCTCGTCTGGTTCAGCCTCACCTGGTCCTTAGAGCTGTACCAGCAGACCAACGCCAGGCTTCACCGGCAAGACCAGACCCAGCCGGTGACCATCACCCACCTGGCCTGCGCCGGGACTATCGATGAACAGGTCCTGGCCGCACTCGCGGCGAAGGACACCACGCAGTCGCACCTGATTGATGCCGTGAAATCCCAACTGGAAAGGAACTAACCCAATGCATGTGATGAGCAAATACCTCGACACCTACAAAGCCACCGTGGCAGCCCTGGAAGACTACACGGCCATGCAACAGGTGCTGGAAACCACCGACCAGAAAATCAAGGACGAGACCGACCAGCTCTACTGGGTGTCAAGCCCCCGGCTGGATGGGATGCCGCACGCCCGCAATCCGAAAGCTGGTGAAGAGCGCATCACCGCCAGCATGGACCGGGTGGATGCCTACCGGGAGCGCTACCGGCGAGCACGTGAGTACATGGACTGGTTCCTCCCCGCCTGGGGGATCCTGAGCGAGGATGACCGGTTCGTGTTGGACACGTTCTACTTCGCCGACGACGAGGTCAGTCAGGAGGAGCGAGTGCGGGCGATTGCTGACCGGTTCTATGTGGAACGCACGACGGCTCACGCCAGGAAGTCTCGAGCGGTGCGCCGTCTGGCAACAGCCCTATTCGGGTAGAGCCTTAGCACCTGTCGACCGCCAAGCGTTTGCGAGTTTCACATAGCCCGGATGATTTCGGCTGGTGACCGCTTTACGGTGGTATCGGTCAACAATTGGGCCCCAAGCGCTACTTGAATCTCCTTCAGAAGCGCTTGGGGCCCTCTGATTTCGACCACGCATCTCAATTCAGAATCGACACCCAGATGGAGGAATCATGGGGCGCGTTAGAGGAGACCGCATCAATCCGTACAACGTATCTTTCACCAAGTCCTTGACGGTGGGTGAATACAGTACGCCGCATTTCCGCTTCGAACTGAGGCTCGGCCATGGGAGCCGCTCCTGGTGGCTATGGCTACGGGTCACGGTCATTAAAGGCAGCAACTATTTGATGTCGCAGGGAGTTGAACTCCAGACGCCTTACGGCACGGTTCAAGGGCTGCCGCACGGTACCGGCTTGAACTGGACAGTTGGGTCGCAACGTTGCTCGGACGCAATTGCCATCGGTTACGGCCCATGGCCTGTCAAGGTGACTTTCAAGAGTTCTGGTTCTGGCGGGCCTCAATCCAAGACGGTTACCGTGAATCAGCCTTGAGGCAGGCGCGTGCCTGCGCCAAGGCTTCACGTGCTCCACTCAGCTTGGAACCTTCCCAGTTGACATTGGCCCATGGATCTGAGTCATCAAGAACAATCCAGGTCCATGAGTCAGGGTCGCGATGCTCGGGCGCGTTTGTCAGGAAGCTGCGTTCGCCCCATCGGTAGGCATCATCTGGCGGAGAGGTCATTGAGACGATCCACCAGTTTTCGGAAGGATCGTTGCCAGGTCCCACTTCAACTATCGCAGTAGCTGTAGGTGTTCCAAACCTAAGCTTCATCAACTCGAGTAACTCAGCGTCAATAGCGTGGCATGAGTCTGGATCGATCGTTCCCGTCGGTATGGGCGATGCGGTTGGCTGCGACGGCGTCACGGTACCATCCGCAATCGGAATGGCTGGGAGTGATGCAGTGGCGGGTTGTGCAGGTGTGCGTGGCACATTTGTGCAACCTGCCAAGAGGAGAACCGCGAGGGCCACCAGACCTTCGCTCTTCATGCTTACCCCCTACTGACGACCGCGACATTGGGCACGCGATGCCCTATCTTGCCTAGTACTATATCGACGGGAATGGGCATCGGTGAAACGGACAAACCCAGACGTTGACGGGTTTTACTATGCTCGGATGAGTTTACTCTCTAAGACTCCTACTGTGGTAGGTGGTTACAAACTAGGTCGAGCCCCGAGCGACAATTCTGATCTCTCGAGGCTCGACGTCGGAAGCATGCTACGCAGCAACCAGGGCCTCGTAATCGTCGAGGAATGCGTTGATGGATTCCAAGTTCAATCCCCACTGGCCGCCGGCAACGATCCCGTCGATCGCCAGATCGAGTAGCCAATACGATCCGTACCTGGGATCGCTTGGGGTGTGGCTACGCGACTTCATCAATCCCAGGCCGCAACGACGAGCACGGTAACGCGTACGAGACTCCGTGATGGTGGACATGGCAATTCCCTTTCCAGGTTGGCTACTGACAGACGCGGTTGCGTTGCCAGTGGACGGGTCGTCACCCGTCAAGCCATGCCATGCCAGTTCAGGCCGTCACCTGATAGGCAGATTGTAGGCCGTAAGCGAGTGGAGGTATGGGATGCCGGTCAAGCCGAAGACACCGTGTCGGGCACCCGGTTGTCCCGTTCTCACCCATGAGCGGTTCTGCCCGGAGCATCAGCGTGCTGAGGATGAGCGGTATCGGAAGTATCAGCGTGACCCTGCCATCAACCGCCGCTACGACGAGACGTGGAGGCGGTTGCGACGCCGGTATTTGTCCGTGCATCCCGAGTGCGAGGAATGCCTAGCCACGGGGCGGGTGACCCCGGCGGCGGAGGTTCACCACATCCTGCCGCTCTCAAAAGGTGGCAGCCACGACTTCACGAATTTGCGGGCGTTGTGCAAGTCCTGCCACTCCCGCCAGTCAGCCAAGGATGGTGACCGCTGGAGGCAGGGAGCGTGGGTCTACTCCTACTGACGCTGCAAGCTGCTCCCCTAAGCCGCCGCGATCGCCTGTACAGCCCACACGCCGCCTTGAATTCTCCACCCTCGCTTCGCATGCGATTTTTGCTTGTTCGGACGATACGGGGGATTACAGACCCCCTAGAGGGCATGAAATCTCTACGACCTGGCTTCAGCCTTGGCGGGCCTGGGGTCGATCGCACGAAAACTCCGAATCAAACAGGGAATTGACCCGCCCGCGTCGCTCAGTTTTCAAGACGTCCGCCCATCGCCTTGCTGTTAACCGACAGGCGGCTGAACGGCATTTGTGTACCAACACCAATCAGAAAGGTTGCACTCATGGATCAGATGGTCCTCAAGACACAGCAGTGGCTTAACAACACCTACCGTGGCAAGACTGGATTCGGCTCCGTGGTCGAAGATGGGGCCACAGGATGGGACACCATCTACGGGCTTATCCGGGCATTGCAGATTGAGCTGGGCATCACCGCGACTGCCAACAACTTCGGGCCTGGAACGCAGTCTCGATTCCGTAACCGTTGGCCAAATGGCATTTCCCAGAGCGATGGCGATTCCAACGTGTACGCCATTATTTAAGGTTCTTTGTGGTGCAAGGGCTACTCGGCAGAATATGGGGCAATCACCACGCGCTTCACAAATAGTGTCGCGGGCTCGATTCGTACACTCAAGAGTGACATTGGTCTGAGCGATTCATCAGCCACGATTGACCTGGAACTGATGATGGCCCTGCTGTCGATGAAGCAGTTCAAGTTGCTCTCGGCCTATGGCGGTAAGAATGCCATTCGTTCCATTCAGCAGACCATCAACCGAAACTACAAGGCTTACACCGGTATTCTGCCGACCGATGGCCTTTATGGGCGTGAGATGAATACCGGCCTGATCCAGGTACTCCAGGCGCTGGAGGGATTCACCCCCGGTCAGGCGACGGGCAATTTCGGAGATGGCACACGTAGTCGCCTGCGCACTATCAATAGCGATGACGAAGGCTGGGTGTGGCTGGCCAGCGCGGCGTTGGTGTGCAACCAGCATGCCGATGCAGTCAGTACGCGTTGGAATGCGACGCTGGCGTCCCAGGTTCGCGACTTCCAGAGCGAGTACGCCTTGCCAGTCACTGGGGAAGTGGATCCGACCACATGGATGAGTCTGTTGACTTCCATGGGAGATCCCAACCGGAAGGCGCTAGGTGCTGACTGTGCGACGATTCTGAACTCGAGTCAAGTTTCTGACCTTTTCAAGGCCGGCTACCGCCACGTTGGGCGCTACCTGACCGGCACCTACGGTGCGGAAGAAATTCCCAAGGCCATGAACTTGGAGGAGATCGAGAGGATTAGTTCTGCTGGGCTGTCCATTTTCCCAATTTACGAAGATGGCGGGTATCGGGAAGACTACTATTCCCGACCCCACCAAGGGACGACGGATGCTGTGACAGCAATTCGTGCAGCTCGTAGGCTTGGATTCCCTGAGGGAACAATCATCTATTTTGCCGTGGATTTCGATGCTTACGGATTCCAGATTGACAATCTGATTCTGCCTTACTTCCGCGAGATTTCAGCCGTCTTCAACAATGGCGCAGAAAACACAAAGCATTATCGGGTCGGCACCTATGCGCCACGGTACGCGTGTCAGAAGGTTGCAGATGCAGGCTACTCGGTCTCCTCCTTCGTGGCGGATATGTCGACAGGGTTCTCAGGAAATCTCGGATACCCAATTCCTCGGAACTGGGCATTTGATCAATTCCATGAGTACACCTTGACGTCCTCGCCGGATTTTGATGTGGATAAAGATGCGGTATCTGGCAAGGACCGTGGGGTGTCGACCTTTGATGCAGTTCCAAAGAAGACTGAAGATGAGCTGATCCAGGAGAACCAGGAAACGCTGATTGAACTTGGCCGTGAAGTCTTTGTCAAGGCAGTGCTGTCACCGCTCAATCTTTGGCAGAAATTTGTCTCGACATCGTGGACATATGGGAAGGAAGTTGAAATCGCAAGATTCTCATCGCCCGATTTCGACATCATCACCAGAGTGAAGGTTTCTGAGACCGTAACCGCGTTGGCTGGTTCGACCACGTCCTTCAGCGTCGAGGTCGACCACTCGGGCGCTCTAACGGCAGGTACGCAAAACGCGATCGGAGCGTCTACCGCCGAGTTTGATATTCCTGGCGCGGGTAACGCGAGCCAATTCACTGACCAAATTCGGGCAATCGCGGGATCTGTGAAGTCAGGCAATATCGCATACGGCTACGCCTTGACCGCTACGGGTGCACAGGTTCAGATCCAGGCCACTTCAGAGAACCTAGTTCCCGATCAGCCTGGATTCGAGGCGCGTTTGAGCGTCACCACCTCGTACGAGTTCATCCTGCACAAGTCAGGGTGGGAATTCCGTGCTCCGGAAGTTTCACCAGAGGTCGTGGGCGTCGCAGTTGGTGCAATTGCACTTATCGCCGTCATCGTTCTAGCTCCGGAGATCCCTGCACTGGCTGCTGCCTTTTCTGGGCTGATGGATACGCTTGGAGGCGTCGGACTCGTGGCTGCGGTTGTCTAGACCGCTAGAATTGCGAGCATGGCCGATCCACAGCATAGTCATGTGAAGGTGCTGTCCCCACGGCGGGTCAGGCTGGCGCTGGGAGTATTTCTCCTGGCGCTAAGCCTGACCGCCTGGGGGTATCTGCATTTCCGATCGAACACGATGCTGTTCGGTGCGGTTCACATTCGTCCGTTCGGCACATTGGTCGCTTCCCAGACCTCGGGTTTCCCTACAGCGTTGAATCACGTTGATGTTTATCAGCAAGGATCAACAGTATGGATTGACTCATATCAGAGCCCCTCCAACGGCGCAGATGACCCCCACCTGTACAAGGTGAATGTCGACGCCCCACTGCACGCCGATGACGTCGATGTGCAGTGGACTGACGGGAAGAGCGCGACCACTCAGGCCGATCCCAGTACTCAGTTCTTCGCCCACATCACGATCACCTTTGACGGCAAGGTGATCTTCTCCCACGACGAGCCCCTCGATGACCGGCTCAGGCGGTTGGTGGGCGCCAACTGACGCCACATATAGACGTAGGTAGGTTTGGGGCTGACGCCATCGGCGCGGTTGCACGCAAGTGTCTTACAACCCCCGCCCACGGTCAGTGCCGATAGATCTTCCAGGTGAGGTATGCGAGGAAGATCAGGCCGATGGGCCAGTACGTCTTGGCAATGCCGATCACGGGCACGCCACTGATTGCTGCACCGGCACCTAGACAGAGGGCCATGCCGGCGAGAGCAACAAGGAAGTAGACAGCGAGCGGCACGGGCTCAGGCTCGTTGTTTAGCGGCATCCGATGGGGTCACCAATTCTGTGGGCAGCGGGGCGATGTAGCGCCACCCTAACCCGCCTGACAGCCCACAGCTCGTGGCCGCGACCGAGTGAACCTGCAAGGAGTATGCATCATGGCGAAGGACGGCACGAATCGTGGCGGCAGGCGCGTGCGAGCAGGCGCGAAACCTGACCCACTCAAGGACAAGCTCGAGGCTGGTAAGCCCGCCTCCCGCCTGCTTGAACCCGCAGACCTTGACCCTTTCGGCCTGGACGGCGGTGACGTGGGCGATGGTGCGGTGCTTGAGGGTGAGACCATACCGGAGCCGTCGGCCTACCTGTCCGCCACCCAGCGTGATGGGCAGCCGCTGTTGGCCGGTGAGCTGTTCCGGGAGACCTGGGCGTGGCTGGATGCCCGCGGGGTCGCCTCGTTTGTGTCGCCCCGCCTGATTGAGGCGTATGCGCAGGCGTTTGCCCGCTACATCCAGTGCGAGGAAGCGATCTCTAAGTTCGGCCTGTTGGGCAAGCACCCGACGACGGGTGCTGCGATCGCCTCCCCGTTCGTGGCCATGAGCCAGAGTTTCTCGAAGCAGGCGAACGTGTATTGGTACGAGATCTACGAGATCGTGCGCGCCACCTCCACCCGCGAATACGCAGGCAGCTCGCCGGGTGATGACCTGATGGAACGCCTGCTGCAGTCCCGCACCTAGCACACGACCGCCAGCCCCCTTGTTTCGCCCCACACCCGGTTCTCGGGTGGTGGGGCTTTGTTATCCCAACCCCTCAACGTGAAGGAGTACCCACCCATGGATATCCGTACCTGTGAGTCGACGTGCATCGGCCACCCGGACAAGCTGTGCGACCTGATCGCCGACACCATCCTCGACGACCTGCTCTTCGAGGACCCCTCCGCGCGCTGCGCGGTGGAGGTCATGGCCACCAAGGGCCGCATCATTGTTGCCGGGGAGATCACCTCGAGTGCGCGCGTGCGTGTACGTGAGAGCGTGCGTCGCGCCCTGATCCGCGCAGGCTATGCACCCTTTGGGTGGCGGGTGAATATACATACACATTCCCAGTCACCCGATATCGCCGCAGGCGTGAACACCTCCCTGGAGGCACGTGGCGGTGAGGAGTCCGCCTATGTGGGCTTGGGTGCGGGTGATCAGGGAACCGTGTACGGTTACGCCACCGCTGAGACCCGGGAGCACCTGCCCCTACCTTTGGTTCTGGCTCATGACATGTGTCGTCGCCTGGACAAGGCCCGTGCTGAGGGCACCATCCGGGGTATCGGCTGCGATGGCAAGGCCCAGGTCTCCCTGCGCTACAAGGACGGACAGGCCGTAGGTGTGGAAGCGGTGGTGGTGTCCATCCAACACATGAAGGACACCAGCCTTGAGGCGCTGCGTCGCACGGTGCGCACCCAGGTCATCGCCCCAGCCCTGGCACGCCACGACCTGCACATTGATGAGGACACGCTCGTGTTGGTCAACCCGGCCGGGCCTTTCACTCTGGGCGGGCCCGCAGCAGACACGGGCCTGACTGGCCGCAAGCTCGCAGTCGACACCTACGGGGGCCTGGCGCCCCATGGTGGTGGGGCGTTTAGCGGGAAGGATGCCACCAAGGTTGACCGCTCGGCGGCCTACATGGCGCGCCTGATCGCTCTGGCCATTATCGACGCCCGCCTGGCCGACGAGGCGATCGTGGGGATCAGCTACGCGATCGGCAAGGCCGGCCCGGTGGCAGTCACGGTGGACACGCGCGGCAGTGGCCGGGTGCCCGATGAGGTGATCGCGGATGCGGTGCGGGCGGTGTTTGACCTGCGGCCTGAAGCGATCATCGAGCAGCTTCGGCTTCGCCGTCCCGTCTTTGCTGAGCACTCCACCTACGGACACTTCACCACCTCCTCGTGGTGGAACTCCCCGTACTCCTACGGATACAAGCTCAAGGAGGAGGTCAAGACCCGTGGATATGCGCCGGCTTACCCTTTCTGAGCTCACTCCTGCCGACTACAACCCCCGCAAAGACCTGCAGCCCGGAGACGCCGAGTACGAGTAGCTCAAGCGGTCGCTTGCCGAGTTCGGGTATGTGGAGCCGGTGATCTGGAACAAGACCACAGGCCACGTTGTGGGCGGCCACCAGCGCCTGAAAGTCCTTGCAGACTTGGGTTTTGAGAGCGTGGACTGCGTGGTGGTCGAGCTCGACGAGGCCCGCGAGAAAGCCCTCAACATTGCGCTGAACAAGATCAGCGGCGAGTGGGATGAGTCCAAGCTCGCCTTGCTGATCGCTGACCTGGACGCCAGCGATTTCGACGCCGAGCTCACCGGCTTCGACGAGGCAGAGATCCAGGCAATGATCGGCTCCCTCGATGAGGCCGAGGCGCACGATGATGGGTTTGATCTGGATGCCGCACTTGAGCAGGCCACCTTCGTAGAGGAGGGCGATATCTGGCAGGTGGGGCGGCACCGGCTCATGTGCGCCGACGCCACCCAGAGCGAGAACCTCGAAGCCCTCATGGGAGGCAAGAGCGCGAACCTGCTGCTGACAGACCCGCCCTACAACGTCGACTTCCGCTCCGCGTCTGGTCTGTCGATTAAGAACGACAAGATGGAGGCGGACGCCTTCTACCAGTTCCTGCTCGACTCCTTCACCGCCGCAGCCGCAGTGATGGCACCGGGCGCATCGGCTTACGTGTTCCACGCGGACACCGAGGGCCTGGCGTTTCGCCGGGCCTTCATCGATGCGGGCTTCAAGCTCTCGGGCTGCTGCATCTGGGTCAAAGCCTCCCTGGTCCTGGGACGCTCCCCGTACCAGTGGCAGCACGAACCTTGCCTGTTCGGATGGAAGAGCGGCGGCAAGCACGCCTGGTATGCGGATCGCAAGCAGACCACCGTGTGGCAGTTCGCCAAGCCCAAACGCTCCAAGAACCACCCCACGAGCAAGCCGGTGGATCTGCTGGCCTACCCGATGGGCAACTCCACCCAGCCAAACGCCATCGTGCTCGACCCGTTTGCCGGATCAGGTTCCACTTTGATCGCTGCGGAGCAGACCGAGCGGGTCGCGTATTGCATGGAGCTCGACCCCAAGTACGCCTCGGTGATCCTTCGCCGCTACGTGGAACACACCGGGGATGCCGCTGGAGTGCGATGTGAGCGTGGCAGCTTCCTCGACCTGGTCAAACAGGTTGAGCAAGCACCCTAGAGATCATCATCTCTGTGTAGCCCTGGGGCGGGTTTTTGCTTGATATGTAGGGCAAAGGTGAGCGTGTATAGACACGGCAACCCACACATTGGAGGACACCATGGACTACACGCTCACCCTGCCCGCCACCACCCGCCGCGCAGAGGTCGCCAAGCTCATCGCCCAGGCCGCGGGGACTGAGGCTAGCTATTTGAAGGCACCGAGCATGGCCTACCAGATCGGCCACTGGCTGCTTACTCGCGATGCGCGCCTTGAAGGCCCCGAACTAACCGAACAGCTCCGTCAGGTGCTCGCCAGCCGCGGGGTCACGATCACCGCCCCTGCGGAGGAGGTGGGGCTGGCGATCATGGTGCCAGCCGCCGAATTGGGCGAGCAGGGCCGGGACAACCTCACAGCCCTCATGCGCGCCTACGGGCCACTGATCGCCAGAGCACTAACCCTCCCGGCACCTGCAGGCGTGGAATACATCCGGCATGAGGATGCGGGCCTGGTGGCGCGCTTCGCCTGGTTTACCACCCTGCCGGATGCCGAGGTCGCATCCGCCTGTCAGGACTTCATCGCCGCACTGGTCGCGATGGCCAAGACAGCCCGCCGGGTGCGGGGGCGCGCCCCCACAAGATGACAATGACCGCTACGCCATGCGAACCTTCCTGAACCGGCTGGGGCTTACCGGCGATGAGCACAAGACCACCCGCCGGGCACTCACCAGACGCCTGAGGGCAACGGGGCCTGGCGCACCCCACCAGCCCCTAAGACCCCTGCAGTGCAGGAGGGCCTGGGTGTCCGCCCGGGCTGCCGGATCCGGCTGCTGGGTGACAGTGACACGGAAGCAGGTCTGCGAGCTGGGATGGAAGGCGAAGTCATCGTGGTCGACTCCTTGGGCACGATCCACGTCGCCTGGGACAACGGCAGTTCCCTGGGGGCTCATCCCCGAAGTGGACCACTACACGGTGCTGGGCTGACACGCGCAGAGATAAGCATCTCTATTTTTCCCGGAATACCAGGCAAAACGACTGGATATACGGGCGGGGGTATGGCTGTATGTACATGCAAGAAAACACCAGCCGCACCAGGAAGGAAGCCCCGAAATGAACACCGAGATTCTTGCCGAGATGACCCGCCCGGCCACCGAGAAGGCCCTGAAGAAGGCCACCCGCTTCCAGGGCAACATGATGCCGGTCGGTGAGTGGATCATCGCCACCCGCTGGGCCTGGAACTTCGAGCGCGAGGCCATGGGATACCAGGCTTTCTGCTACCGCTACACCACCGCCGAGCGCGGCGAGACGGCCCCGATCCACCTGGCGATCAGCTCGACTGAGGACCACGAGGATTTCACCAGCCAGGCTGAGGCCGGGGCCTGGGCGATGGGCATGATCCTCGCCCGCTAAACCCCTTTGCCTGCAGGCGAGAAGACCGGCCCCCGATGGCGGGGCCGTACCTCGTACACGGGGTGAGAACGATGCCTGATCATAGAGATGATGATCTCAAGAAAACCCCGGATTATCAGGTAAAACCAGCTGGATAGTGTGCCGCGTCTATGGCTGTATGTACATGACAAAACAACGACAGCCACACCGAAAGGACAACGACAATGGCACGCACAATCACCCGCAAGAGCTCCAAGGCCGCGATCAGCGAAACCGACCTGACCGCCCTGCTCACCCAGATCGCCACCAGCCAGCTGGTCGAGGTCGACACCCTGGAAACCCACGGGGCCGACAGCCTGGACTTCGTCGAGGTCAGCGTCTGGAGCCTCAAGGACGCCCTGACCGCCGCGTTCATCGCCGGCCAGCAGGCAGGCAGCGCCGGACATACCGAGATCGCCTGGGAGGGCGGAGAAGTCGAGATCATCGAGTTCACCCGGGAAGGCAAGCACGCAACCGGGATCCGCCTGGCCAACGAATGGGAGGCCAAAGCCTGGATCCGCACCCACGAGGACGAGGGCTGCTACGCCTTCCGCCCCGCCGCCCGCTAACCAGCCCCGGCTCCACGGCCCCGCCACGGTGGGGCCACGCCTCGTACACGAGGTAAAACGAGGCAAGGCCATAGAGATGATTCCCTCTAGAAAACCGCGGAATATCAGGCAAAACGGCTGGATATGTGCGGGTGGGTATGGCTGTATGTACATGACCAAACAACCACCGAAACGCACGACAAGGAGCCTGGCTATGAACACCTTGAACACCACCGCCAAGGCCAACACCGCCGAACTGATCCGCCACGCAACGAAGCTTGGTTACACGGTCCACCGGATCAACACCGCCGATACCCACCGGCCAATCGAGGTCATCCCCACCGACCCGACCTCCTACATTCCCGCCCTGTACTACACGGACGGGCAATGGACGATCCAGACCACCAGCTTTGGGGCGCTGACCCCGATGCAGACCACCGAGCTGGTCATCGCCCTGAACAACGCCCAAACCATGATCCAAGCACTCCAGGTAGCCCTCGCTGGGCCCCTGGCCAACCACAACGCCTAACCGCCACGCCTCGCGCCCCACGAGCCCACGCTCCTGGGGCGTTTGCCTGTACCCCAGAAGGGAGAACCACCATGACCAGCACCAGCACGGACGCTTATGTGCCGACCCGGTTCATGGATGAGGGCTCCCACTACGACAAGCGCAAAGCCGACTACGCGGTCGCCTTCATCCAAGCCCTCAAACACACCAAGGGCCGCTGGGCGGGCAAGCCTTTTGAGCTGCTGGGCTGGCAGGAGAGAATCGTGCGCGACCTGTTCGGCACCATCAAGCCCGACGGCTACCGCCAGTTCACCACCGCCTACGTCGAAATCCCCAAAAAGCGAGGCAAAAGCGAGCTCGCTGCCGCAATCGCCCTGCTGCTCACCTGCGCGGACGGTGAGGAGCGTGCCGAGGTGTATGGGTGTGCGGCAGACCGCCAGCAAGCGAGCATCGTCTTCGAGGTTGCTGCCGACATGGTGAGGCTGTGTCCACCGCTGGCCAGACGGGTGAAAATCCTGGCCTCCCAAAAGCGCATCGTCTACACCCCAACCAACTCCTTCTACCAGGTGCTTTCCGCTGAGGCCTGCTCCAAGCACGGCTTCAACATCTCCGGGGTCGTCTTCGATGAGCTACACACCCAACCCAACCGGGCCCTGTTCGACGTCATGACCAAAGGCTCGGGTGATGCCCGTACCCAGCCGCTGTACTTCCTGATCACCACGGCAGGAACGAATACTGCCTCGGTGTGTTTCGAGCAGCACCAGAAAGCCCGCGACATCCTGGACGGCAAAAAGAATGATCCGACGTTCTACTCGGTGATCTACGGGGCCAATCCTGAGGATGACTGGCTGGACGAGGCGGTGTGGCGCAAAGCCAACCCAAGCCTGGACATCACCGTGCCCATCGACAAAGTGCGGGCAGCCGCCCACTCGGCAAGGATCAACCCCGCCGAAGAAAACAGCTTCAGACAGCTGCGCCTCAACCAGTGGGTGAAGCAGTCGATCCGGTGGATGCCCATGCACCTGTGGGACAAAGGCAGCACTCCCATCGACCCCGCCTCCTTGGAGGGCAGGGTGTGTTACGCCGGCCTGGACCTGGCCAGTACTACTGGCATCACCGCCCTCGTCCTCGTCTTCCCACCTAGGGACGAGACCGAGCCGTATGTGGTAGTGCCGCACTTCTGGATCTCCGAGGACAACATCGAACTGCGGGTCAGCCGTGACCACGTGCCCTACGACCAGTGGGAACGCGAAGGCCTGCTGCACACCACGGAAGGCAACGTCGTCCACTACGCCGCGATCGAAGCCTTCATTGAGGAACTCGGCACCCGCTACGACATTCGCGAGATCGCCTACGACCGGTGGGGCGCAGTGCAAATGAGCCAGAACCTCGACGCCCTGGGCTTCACCGTCGTCCCCTTCGGGCAAGGCTTCAAAGACATGTCCCCGCCGAGCAAGGAGCTGATGAAGCTCGCCCTCAAAGGCAAGATTCAGCATGGCGGGAACAAGGTGCTGGCATGGATGGTCGACAACATCCATATCCGGCAAGACCCCGCCGGCAACATCAAACCCGACAAACAAAAGAGCACCGAAAAGATCGACGGCGTCATCGCCCTCATCATGGCTCTGGACCGAGCTATCCGATGCGGTACAGGTGCATCGACAGGATCTATCTACGACCAACGCGGATTGTTAGTCTTGTAGAACGAAGGAAGCGTCATCTGTCCATGTGTCTTTGCTCCACTTCGTAACATTCTCGGAATGTGAACAGTGGTAGGGAAATCTCCTGGTTGGGTGAGTAAAACCTTGGATCTTGAAATCCTTGAATTTGCGGCACTCTTTCATAAGGTGCTTAACAATCGGCAGAACGCATCTCTTCCAGGGGTAATCAGACGCTTGAGGGTCGCCCCACATGGGGATAACGATGTCTGCAGAGTTCAAAATAGAAGGCAAAACTAAGCAGGTTACTCCAACCGATTCAAGAATTTCTAGACGCTTATCAAACTTCTTCCAATCAGGAAGCTTTTCTTTGCTTCCTGCGACTAATGGAATGAGGTTCACGATTGTAATACGTCTGCAATTAATGGGCCGGTTTTGATCGTCCAGAGGGAAATGATCCAACAGAACTTTTGTCGTTGGGTCGCCACCTTTATTTCTCTGTTGGAGAGCTGTGGCCTTAGAAGGATTCATCCCAATAAACACGACCTCCTCACTGTGATCCGCATTTATCGGAGTACGTAAAAACCAACGTTCACCCTCCTCCGCTGGGCTTGGAGGATAGACCAGGGTGGTGTCGTTGCTCCAAGCATCTTTGAAGCTTCTGTGCATCTGTTCCATCTCACTATTATAGAAAGGAGACCTGTCTATGGGATTCTGGAACTGGTTGCGTGGCGATTGGGAAGATCCGATCGGGAATCACACGCTTGGATCTTCGTACTCGTTCCTGTTCGGCCCTACATCTTCTGGGAGGGCGGTCAACGAGTGCACCGCCATGCAGATGACGGCCGTGTACTCGTGTGTGCGGATTCTGGCTGAGGCGATCACGGGCCTACCGTTGCACGTCTACCAAACACGCCCCGATGGCGGGAAAGAGAAAGCCATCTCCCATCCGCTCTACCGCCTGTTGCATGACGAGCCGAACCCGGAAATGACCTCATTCGTGTTCCGGGAAACCCTCATGACCCACCTGCTGTTGTGGGGCAACGCCTACGCGCAGGTGATCCGCAACGGCCGCGGCGAAGTCATCGGCCTGTACCCATTGATGCCTAACCGCATGCAGGTGGGCCGCGATAGCGCGGGCCGACTCTACTACGAGTACCAGCGCACGAGTGAGGAGCCACCGAGGGCCGAGTACGAACGCGTCGTACTCCCACCCTCCGAGGTGCTGCACATTCCGGGGCTGGGGTTTGACGGCCTGGTTGGCTATTCGCCGATTGCGATAGCAAAAAACGCGATCGGCATGGCCCAAGCCTGCGAAGACTACGGAGCATCCTTCTTCGCCAACGGAGCTGCCCCCGGCGGGGTGCTCGAACACCCAGGCACGATCAAAGACCCCTCCAGGGTGCGTGAATCCTGGACCGCCACGTTCGGTGGAGCAAGGAACGGCAACAAGATCGCCGTGTTAGACACCCATCTCGGTTTCCCCTGAGCAGGCGCAGTTCTTGCAGACCCGCAAGTTCCAGATGGGTGAGATCGCCCGGATCTTCCGCATCCCACCCCACATGATCGGCGACCTCGACAAGAGCTCGTTTTCCAACATCGAGCAGCAGTCCCTCGAGTTCGTCAAATACACGTTGGATCCGTGGGTGATCCGCTGGGAGCAAGCCCTAACCAAAACCCTGCTCGATCCCCGCGATGCTGGCGTGTTCGTCAAGTTCAACCTTGAGGGCCTGCTCCGCGGCGACTACGCGAGCCGCATGCAGGGCTATGCGGTAGCGAGGCAGAACGGGTGGATGAGTGCCAACGACATCCGCGAGCTCGAAAACCTTGACCGCATCAAACCTGAGGATGGCGGGGACTTGTACTTGGTCAACGGCAACATGCTGCCCCTGTCCCCGGCCGGGGCGTATGCCACCACCCAACCCGTACCCACGACTGAGGAGGACCCTAATGACCCTGAAAGCAAGCAGCCACAGAGAGGAGGCAGGTTATGACGGTTAACCGTTTTTGGAACTGGGAGCAGCCCCCAGCCGATCCGCCCGGTGAGCATGATGCCCACCGGGTTTTGCGTATCGGCGGCGTCATCGCAGCCGACTCCTGGTTCGACGACGACGTCACCCCCGGCATCTTTAGGAGCGAGTTGGAGGCCGGTTCCGGGCCCATCCAGGTGTGGATCAACAGCCCTGGCGGGGATTGCGTGGCGGCGGCCGAGATTTACACGATGCTCATGGACTACCCGTATCCGGTCACCGTGATCATCGACGCCCTAGCAGCATCGGTGATTGCGATGGCTGGTACCGAGGTGCTGATCTCCCCGGTGGGGATGATGATGATCCACAATCCCGCCACCCTGGCCACCGGAGACGCCGCTGAACTATCACGCGCGGTGGAGATGCTCGGCGCGGTCAAGGAATCCATCATCAACGCCTACGAGCTACGCACCGGCATGCAGAGGGCCAAGCGTGCCCGGCTGATGGATGAGGAAACCTGGATGGACGCGAAAGCCGCCATCAATCTCGGTTTTGCTGACGGCCTCTACCAGCCAGAGCAGCCAGGCCACGCGTTTACGCCGCCCGGCCCCGCCCAGCCTGCAGCCCCTGACCCCGTACCCGACAACCTGGGTGCGGGGTTCACCTTTAGCGCCGCAGCAACCACCGCCGCGTTGGTGAACAAGATCAACCACCACCAACCCGCTGTACCTGAACGTCGAGGTCGGCGGATTACCGACCTGTACGCCGCCCTGGCAGACCAACCCCACTAGATCGTGAAAGGGCACTGATCATGACCATGACCACCACTGACCTCTACGCCCGCCGCGCCAAGGCCTGGGAGGCCGCGAAGGCATTCCTCGATGAGCGCCGCGATGCTGAGACCGGATGCCTCTCCGCCGAGGACGATGCTCAGTACGCCCGTATGGAGGGTGAGATCGCCCGCAACGAGCGCGCCGCCACCCTCGACGCCCAGCTCGCCCGCGCAACCCACCCACCGCTGACCGCCCGTCCCGACATGAACACCGCCGTATTCCACACCGACGACGAGGAACCTCAAGGTCGTGCATCTGCCACCTATAAGCGGGCGTTTTGGGACGCGATGCGCCTGAACCACAGCCCGGCAGAGGTCCGCAACGCCCTGAGCGTCGGCACGGACACGGAGGGCGGCTACCTGGTGCCTGACGAGTTCGAACGCACCCTGGTCGACACCCTGGCCGACCAGAACATCATGCGCACCCTGGCCAAGGTCATCACCACCACCAGCGGGGACCGCAAGATCCCGGTGGTCGCCACCCACGGGTCTGCCGCCTGGCTGGATGAGGGCAAGCCGTACACCGAGTCCGATGACACCTTCAACCAGGTCACCCTCTCCGCGTTCAAGCTCGGCGCCTTCCTCAAGGTCTCCGAAGAACTGCTCAACGACTCCGCTTTCGACATCGAGGCCTACCTTGCCTCCGAGTTTGCTCACCGCATGGGCGCTGCCGAAGAGGAAGCCTTCATCAACGGTGACGGCTCAGGTAAGCCCACCGGTGTCTTCCACGCCACTTCTGGCGCACAGTCCAGCGTCACCACCGCGAAGGCCACCGACATTACGGCGGATGAGCTCATCGACCTGCACTACGCGCTGCGGGCCCCGTACCGCAAGAACGCGGTGTGGCTGATGAACGACGCCACCGTCAAGACCGTGCGCAAGCTCAAGGACACCACCGGCCAGTACCTGTGGCAGCCGGCCCTGACCGCAGGGGATCCGGACACGATCCTGGGCCGCCCTGTGCACACCTCGACCTTTGTGCCTGAAATCAAGGCCGGGGCCCGCACCGTCGCCTTCGGCGACCTGTCCTACTACTGGATCGCAGACCGCGTGGGCCGCTCCTTCAAGCGCCTCAACGAGCTGTTCGCCACCACCGGGCAGGTCGGGTTCCTCGCCTCCCAGCGCATGGACGGCAAGCTCATCGTCCCCGAGGCCGTTCAGGTCCTCCCCCCCAGAAGGCCAGCGCCTAAACCCCAGCAAGCGAGAAAAGAGGTGGCGAATGTCCACAGGAGAACTCACCGCCCTGGTGAAGACCAATCTGCTCATCGACTTCGAGGCCGATGATGAGCTGATCGCACACCTGGTGGAGGCCGCCACCTCCTACGCCGCTTCCTTCCAGCACCTGCCCGACGGCTACTACGCCACCCACGAGATGAGTAGCGCCACCACCCAGGGTGTGGTCATGCTGGCAACCCACCTGTACGAGGCACGCGACGGAGCAACCGGCGGGTTCTGGGCAGACAAAACCGACGCCGCCCGCGCCGCCTGGGAAGCGATCCACCGTCTGCTCGTCATGGACCGCGAATGGAGAATCTAGAGATGAGGTGGACCTGATGGGTTTGGGACAGATGCGGCATGTCATCGACATCATTGCCCTGAGCCACACCAGGGATAGCGCGGGCTTCGACACAGTGGCCGAGCAGGTCCTGGCCACAGTGCGCGCCGAGGTTGAGCACCGCCACGCCTCTAGCGCGTGGGTCAACCGTGCCGCCTATACGAAAGCGACCGCGATCTTCCGCATCCGCACCCACCCCGGAATCAAGGTGGATGAGTCCATGGTGATCGCCGCCCCCAACGGACGCTGGGTGATCGACACGGTTGAACAGGTAGGCCGCTACACCGTGATCGAAGCACACCAACACACCCCAGAAGGAAACCCAGAGAAGGGAGGCGGGTACCGTGAAAATTCCCAATGCTGTGCTCGATGAGCTCACCGCTGCCGGGACCCGCCTGGACGATCACGCTGAGGCAGCGCTCAAAGCCGGGGCTAGCGTGGTGGAGCCAGTCATGCGAGCAAACCTTGCCTCATCCATCACCGGTCAGTACTCCACCGGCCAGCTCGTCGCAGCTCTTGGTGTGACTCCGGTGAAGACGGATCGGGCAGGAAACCACAACGTGAAAGTCGGCTTCGATGAGCCCCGCCAGGACGGGGGTTCGAACGCGAAGATCGCGACCATCCTCGAATATGGCTCCACCCGCCAACCGGCCCGCCCGTTTCTCACCCGCACCCGCCGCACCACCCGCACCCCAGCCCTGGAGGCCATGAAACGAGTGTTGGCCGAGCGCCTACCGAAAGGCCACACATGAGCATCCCGCTGCTTGAACACCTCACCACCACCTGCGAGAAGCTCGGCCTTCCGGTGCGGGTAGCGCTGTTTACCGAGACCCCGCTGCCGGAAGCGTTCGTGGTGCTCACCCCACTAGTCGACACCCTGGCTCTGTACGGGGGTAACACCCCAGGGGCCCAGGTCGAAGAAGCACGACTTTCCGTGTATGTGCGGGGCGACTACCTGCCGCTGCGCGGCCAGCTCACCGCCGCGCTACTGGCCGCTGGTGTCACGATCACAGTCCGTTCCTACATCGGGTTCGAGGACGAGACCGGCTACCACCACTACGCCATCGACACCCAAACCCACCACATGCTCTAACGAAAGGAACCGATCATGGCAACCATCGGACTCGACAGTCTTTTCTACGCGACCATCACGGAAAACCCCACCACCGGAGAGGAAACCTACGGCACACCCAAGCATCTGGCCAAGGCAATCAGCGCGGAGGTGTCCATCGAAGTCGCTGAAGCGATCCTGTATGCCGACGACGGACCGGCCGAGGTCGTCAAGGAATTCAAATCCGACACCCTCACCCTGGGTGTGGATGACATTAGTGTCGAGGTTGCAGCAGACCTGGTTGGCGCGGTCGTGGATAAGAACAAGGTACTGGTCTCCACATCCGAGGATGGTGGGGCGCCAGTGGCGATCGGGTTCCGTGCCCGCAAAGCGGGTGGCACCTACCGCTACTTCTGGCTCTGCAAGGTCCGCTTCGCCGTCCCCACCGCATCCCTTGCCACCAAGGGCGACTCGATTGAATTCTCCACCCCCGAGATCGAGGGCACGATCCTGCACCGCACTAAGCCCGACACCTCAGGCAAGCACCCGTGGAAGGTGGAAACCACCGAAGGCGAGGCCGCCAAGTCCATCACCGACGCCTGGTTCAAGGCCGTGTACGAACCGGCCTACACCACAACCACCGCGGGCACTAGCAACTAAGGAGGACACGCATGGCACCCAAGAAGAAGACCCCCACCAGCGTGCTGCCCGAAGGTCCGGGACACTCCGCGTTCATCCGCCTGGGTGGGCGAGACCTGGAGCTGGTGCTGACCACCCGCGCCACCCGAGAGATCGCTTCCCGCTACGGGGGGCTTGAGCAGCTTGTCGACAAGCTCGAAGCCTCTAGTGATGTGGGTGAGCAGATCGGTGAAATCTGCTGGTTGATCGCCCTGCTGGCCAACCAGTCCGTGTTGATCCACAACCTCACCCACCCGCACGACCCGCACGACGAGATCACCGCGGAGGCCATTGAGCTGCTCACCGTTCCCGGGGAGCTTGCTGACTACAAGGACGCGATCACCGCTGCCCTGGAGGCGGGAATGCGCCGTGAGGTTACCTCCCCAAAAGCCTAACCAGCACACCCACAGGCAGTGGATGGGCCGAAACCCTCACGAGACTGACCTATCTGGCCCACCGCTACCTGCACCTGGACCGCTGGCAGAGCGCACTGCTCCCACTAGGCGTACTGCTGGACCTGGTCGAATGCCACTGGCAACACGAACAACCCAGCCGCACCAACGCGCAGGTGACGATTGATGCGGTTATCCCCACAGGGATCTAAGCCAAACCAAGGGCGGGGTAGAATAGGAAAAACCTCGGTAGAACACTATCTGGCAGCACCTGCCGTGCAGGTACTACCAGCTGGAAGGCCTGAGAAAAGGCGTAACCCCGGCGATGCAGCCGAAGCTGGTGATCGTTCCGGGGTCTTCGCGAGCCATACTAGCACAGGAAGGTAGTTTATGCCTAGTACGGGAGCACGCGGCTGGGACCCCCAGGTCATGATGCGTCTCATCACCCCTGAGCGCATATCCACCTACCTTGACGCCTGTAGCGGAGACATTGAGGATGCCTTCACACTGTATCGGCGAAATATCGATATTGCTTCCTCTATTCAGGCAATTACCGCAATGGTAGAGGTAGTGTCACGCAATGCCATAGACCGTGCACTGACGGGCTATGTAGCTCATACCGGACACGTCAATGACTGGTTCGACCTTCCTGTGTTGGACGCGAAAGCGCAAGATGACATTCGCATTGCACGGCAGCGAGTGCGTCGTTCAGGTAACCGTGTTGATCATCCTCATCTCGTGGCTGAGCTTTCTTTCGGGTTCTGGCGCTTCCTTACTACAAAGCGTTACTTGACCACGCTGTGGATGCCTGCAATTCAGCACGCTTTTCCTCATGGCGATAAAGACGCATTGAAGCGTCAACAGCAGGTAGCTAAAGCGATGCATGGCATGACTTTCATTCGTAATCGGGCAGCCCATCTCGAACCTGTGTTTCGTCGCGATCTTGACGCTGATTTTCGCCGCGCACGCCTGCTGATGGAGTGGATTGATCCGAATGCTCGAGCTTGGCTGGAAGAAAATATGCAGATCACGAAATAGGCCCGATCAGCCTAGTTTTGATGGATCGGGTTGCATTAGCAAAAGGGGCCGGCCCTGGACTCCCATCAGGATGGGCAGCGGAACCGGTCGTGTTGGTATCGATAATACCCAACGATCGCCACACACATCCAGGCGACATTGCCACGAGCCAGACAAAAATGACGACCGGCTCTGACCACATCCGAAGACGTGGCGAGCCGGTACTGGTAAGACCAGTTTAGTACGTAGCTGCAACGGGAGCCTAGAGGACCTTGGACCGCTCGACATCTGAGTGCCTCAGCACCTTTGTCCGCCGACCTGTAGCCCGGTTTGAGCGGGCAAAGTATCCCTCTCCTTCTGGGTGCGAATAAAGATCCAGCCCACTCCCAGCACAAGGGCTGAGGCGGGCTGAACGATTGCCACCACTCTAGCAAAAACCTGGCGCTACACACCCAGACTGCCTCCTAACCCATGCTCTGACGCTAGACAGCGAATCGCTCGCCGCAACAGATCCCCAACTGATCACTGCCCCCATCACAGGATGTGATGGGGCTTTTCCGTATCCCCAGAAAGGCACACGCATGGCTGATAGCACTTTTGGTCTCAAGATCGGCCTGGAGGGTGAGTGGGAGTTCAAGAAGGCGATCGCGGACATCAACCGTGAGATGCGGGTGCTTGGCTCCGAGATGAAGGTGGTGGCCTCCCAGTTCGGTAAGAACGCCACCGACGCTGACGCCCTGACCGCCCGCAACCAGGTGCTCGGCAAAGAGAACGAAGCCCAACGCTCCAAGATCCAGGCACTCAAGGCCGCACTGGACAACGCCTCAGCCTCCTTCGGCCAGTCGGATTCGCGCACCCAGAACTGGCGCATCCAGCTCAACAACGCCACCGCCACGCTTAACGACATGGAGCGCGAACTCGGTGAGAACACCGCCAAGATCGACGAGCTCACCACCGCGGCAGGCAGCTCGGAGGGCGAGCTCAAGGACGCGGCATCCGGGGCGGACAAGCTCTCCCGCGAGGTCGACGAACTCGGCGGCGAGCTCGACGACACCGCGGGTAAGACCGGCATCTTCGGTGATGTCCTGAAAGCAAACCTTGCTGCTGAGGCGATCATCGGCGGGGTCAAGGCTATTGGCGGGGCGATCGCGGGTATTGGTCGCGGGTTTGCCCAGGCGATGAAGGACGGTGTTGCCTACAACGCCTCGATGGAGCAGTACACCACGAGCTTTACCACGATGCTGGGAGATCAGGCTAAGGCCCAGCAGTTGGTCAACGACCTGAAAGTCACGGCCGCGAAGACTCCGTTTGGGATGGAGGATCTGGCCAAAAACACCCAAACCCTCATGGCGTTCGGCATGAGTGCGGATGAGGCGAAGCTACGCCTAGGACAGCTGGGTGATATCTCCCAGGGGGATGCGCAAAAACTCGAATCCCTCACGCTCGCCTTCGCACAGGTGTCTTCTGCGGGCAAGCTCTCTGGGCAGGATCTGTTGCAGATGATCAACGCCGGGTTCAACCCCCTGCAGGAGATGTCCAAGAAGACCGGTAAGAGTGTCGGTGAGCTCAAAGAGGAGATGGAAAAAGGCGCGATCAGCGCCGACATGGTCGCTGACGCCTTCGCCTCGGCGACGGCGGAGGGTGGCCAGTTTTATGGGGCGATGGAAGCCCAGTCCAAGACCTTCTCCGGGCAGGTTTCGACCCTGCAAGACGGGATGGCAGGACTTAAAGGCGCGCTGGCTGGGGGCCTGTCATCCATGTTGGCCTCCACGGCGCTGCCGGCGGTGAACTCCTGGGTCGATGCCCTCACGACTGGTTTCGAGACAGGCGGGGTGGCTGGCCTACTCCAGGCCCTGGGCACGGTGGTGGAGCAAGCCACCCAGTTCCTCGTCACAGAGGTTCCCAAGATCGGGGTGGAACTGCTCAAAACCTTGGACACCATCGTCCAGTCCCTGTCCACCATGGGGCCGAGTATCGCCACCTTGGCCTCCACGATGGTCACCACCGTGATCGGTGGGATCTTGAACTTGCTTCCTGGCCTGCTTGAGGTCGGGGTACAGATTCTCACCGCCTTCATCGACGGTATCGGACAGGGACTTCCCAGTCTGCTGGTCGGGATGGCCGAGGTCCTTGCCGCGATGGTGCAGGTGTTGGCAGACAACCTGCCGATGATCCTTGCCGCAGCCTTGCAGCTGATCATGGGCTTGGCCCAGGGGTTGATCCAAGCCCTGCCGGTGCTCATTGAGGCACTACTGGCGATTATTCAGGCGCTGGTGGACTTCATCATTGCTGCGATCCCCATGATCATTGATGCCGGCCTCCAACTGCTCACTTCGATTGTGACGGCGTTGCCGACGATCATTGAGGCCATTGTGGCGGCCCTGCCGCAGATCATCACCAGCATCGTGACCGGGATCTTGACTGCGATTCCGCAGTTGATCGATGCCGGCATCCGGCTTCTCACAGCCCTGATCGGGGCCCTGCCGCAGATTATTCAGACCCTGGTGGCCGCGATGCCAACCATCATCGCCGCCGTCATAGCCGCCCTGCTGGCAGCACTGCCACAGCTGGTCCAAGCTGGTATCCGCCTGCTGACCTCACTGATCACGGCGCTGCCGCAGATTATTGGCACGATCGTGGGGGCTCTGCCGCAGATTATTTCTGCGATCGTGGGCGGCCTGGCCTCAGGTTACGGGCAGCTCGCGGACGTGGGGATGAACCTGGTGCGCGGCCTATGGAACGGTATCCAGTCCCTGGCTGGTTGGTTGTGGAACAAGGTCGCCTCCTGGTGTGCCTCGATTTGGGATGGGATCACCGACTACTTCGGGATCCACTCACCCTCAAAGCAGATGGCCTGGGTGGGTGACATGCTCACCTGCGGCCTCGCCGGAGGGATCACTGCTACCGGGGCGCGTGCGGTGGATGCAGCCCAGGCCATGGCAGGAGACGTCACCGACACCCTGGCTGGCCTTGCCAGTGGGGTGAACATCCCCGTTGCCGTAACACCCAATGGAACCTCCGCATCAGCGTCTGTCGGTGGGCTTACCGGTTCTGGCTCTATGGCTGGTGTGGATGTTGAGGCTATCGCCACCCAGGCTGCGAGAGCGGTCATCGACCGGCTCGATATCCAGGTGCGCCTGTCCGACGGCACGTTGGTGGGGCGCCTGGCGCCCCTGATGGATCGGGCGATCGCAGGCCGCGCACGCGCCGCCAGCCTGATCCCCGCATAAAGGAGGACATGGTGCGTTCGTTTACTCTCGGCACCTTCAACTCACTGGCCACCGGGTGCCGTATCCACCAACCCACCCGTGCTCACCCCAACGGCCAGGGTGGTCGATGAGGTGGAGATCATTGGCGGGGAGGGTCGGCTGATGCGCCCGCGTGGCTGGCAGCTTCGCACCCTCACGATCGGCCTGCTTGCCCCCACACTCGAGGTGATCGACCGCCTGGCCGGGGTGTGTGCCACCCCTGGGTTAGAGCTGCGGCTCAGTCACCTGCCTGGCCGCTTCTTCCTCACCGCCACCAGCGCGATTGGCGAAGTGACCAGGTTTGGCACCCGCTTTCAGGCCACCCTCGAGGTTGCGTGCCGGCCCTTCACCTACCTGGAGTCCGGACTGGTCCCCATCAGCCTGCCAGCCGGCGGCAGCGTGCAAGTGAGCAACCCGAGCCTCATCCCAGCCAGACCCACCATCACTCTTACGGGTTCTGGGCAAGCAACCCTGCACATCGGTGGGGTGCCATACACCGTGCGGTTGCCGGGCTCAGGTGAGCTGGTGATCGATTGCGTGGCGCGCACCTGCACCGTCTCCGGGCAGATCGCCCTCGACGCGCTGAGCGCCACTGATTTCCCTGTCCTTCCTGCTGGCACTACGACCGTCAGTGTCCCTGCTGGTGTGTCTGGCCGGCTCCTACCTCGTTAGAGGCACCCATGATCACCCTGCACGACCCCAGCCTGCAGCAGGGCGACACCTTCACCACGAGCAGCCGCATGGTGCTCGACCCGCACTTGGCCAGCGCGAAGGTGAGCGAAGAGATCAACGGGGCTTTCACGCTGTCCTTGTCGTGGCCGCTGGGAGAGCTGGGCATGGTGGCCGAGGGTGACATTGTGGCCGCCCCGGTTCCTGGCATGGCCCGTCAGGGGTTCCGTATCACCACCTTAGAAGCCACCAGTGATCAGCTGATGACCGCCACCTGCACCCACATCACAGGCGACCTGTCCACAAACGTGATCGTGGACAAGGCGGCCGTCAACCGCACCGCGACTGAGGCCCTGGCCTACCTGCTGGCCTCCCTGTCAGCCCCGCACCCATTTACCGCCGGTCCCACCACGAGTATCGGGTATCGCACCACGGCCAGGTGGGTGCGTAAAACCGGTCTGGAAGCCCTCGTCGATGACGAGGTCGGACTGCTCTCACGGTGGGGTGGGGAAATCATCCGCGACAACACCCGCATCACCTGGGTGAGCGCGCGCGGGAGGGACCGCGGGGCGAGCGTGTGGGAAGGCAAAAACCTCACAGGCCTGACCGTCACGATCGACACCACCAGCCTTGCCACCCGCATCCTGCCGGTCGGCTTTGACGGACTAACCCTGCCGGAAGTCTTCATCGACTCACCCCGCCTGGGCGACTACACGCACCCGTATATCCGTGTGGTGTCCTTCGACCAGGTAAGGCCGCCAAGGATCCGGCCAAGCCCGGCGAGGGTGAGCTCCCCATGGATGAGGCACTCGCCGCGCTACGTGACGCAGCCGGTGCACTGTTTAGCGTCGAGCATGTCGACCAGCCAGCCCTCGTCATTGAGGCTGAGATGGCTCCCGACCAGGTGGGCTTGGAGCAGTGATTGGGGACCGGGTGACGGTGCATGCCGACTCCTACCAGCTGCAGGCCAGTGCCCGTATCACCGGCTACACCTTCAACCCACTTGCCGGGGTGTATGAGTCCCTCACCCTGGCCACCAACCCCAGTGTGGTGGCAGCCCGGTCGCTGACCGGCCAGATCAAGGCACTCACCGCACGGGCCACCGCCCGGGCAGAGGACACCGCCATCGCCCTGATCTCGGCCAACGGGTCCAACACTGTCTACTACCAGGCAGACGAGCCAGTTGGTGCCCGCCTGGGGGGATACCTGGTTCCAAGATGCCGGGGATGGGGCGGTGGCGATTTGGGTGTACCAAACCACCAGCCAGGGCACACCGGGGTGGGTGCAGGTCGCAGGCGATATCACCGCCGCAGCGATCAACGCAGAACTGGAGAAAACCCGCGCCGAGATCAGCCAAATCAGCACCGACCTGGGCGGGCGCATCACCCAGATGAACAGTGAGTTCGACGCCGAGGTGGCGTCGGTGCGCACCGACATGCAGGCAGGTTTCGACCAGGCAGTACAGCAAGCCCAGGCCTTGGAAGAGGACATTAACTCTGCGATCAGCCAGGTGCGTGCTGACTTTCAGGCCGGGGACGCAGCAAACGGGCAGGCTGTCCACGACTTGTCGGCCCGGGTTGACGACGCTATCGCCAAGGCCAGGGCTGACTTCGGTGACAAGGACAAGGAGCTCGCCAATCGCATCAACCAGATGGACACTGACTTCGATGTCGCCTACCAGGCCCTCGAAGGAGAGGTGGACGGCAAGGTTGGTGCCGGTGGGGTGATTGCCGCGATCAACGCCTCCCCGGAAGTCGAGCTGATCGCAGGCAAGCGCCTGCGCATCACCGGGCAAGCACTCATCGACACGGCCATGATCAAGACATCCATGATCGCTGACGCCGCCATCACCAACGCCAAGATCGGCGCGGTGGACGCCGCCAAGATCACCACCGGCTACCTGGATGCAGCCCGTATCAAGGCCGCCTCCATCGGCTCCGACAAGCTCGTGATCGCGGCCGGGTTCATCACGACCGCGATGATCGCCGATGCCGCGATCACGAACGCGAAAATCGAGTCGGTGGATGCTGCCAAGATCACCAGCGGATACATCAGTGCCGCGCGTATCGCTGCCTCCTCCATTACGAGTGACAAGCTCAGTATTGCGGCCGGCTTCATCACCACCGCCATGATCAAGGACGCGGCGATCACGAGCGCGAAGGTGGTCTCTTTGGATGCCGGGAAGATCACCACCGGCACCCTTGCTGCTGCACGTATCGGGGCAGGGTCGATCACCTCGGACAAGCTCGCCTCCAACGCGATCCAAGTGGGCCTGGCAGGCTGGAACAACACAATCCGGATCACCCCGTACACGATCTCCTGGTACGACGGATCCACGCTGGAGGGCCAGATCACCAGCCAGGGCATGGCGTTTTGGTACGGCACCCGCAAGATCGGCTGGATCGGCGAGCAGTACAAGAAGGACCACCCAGACATCCGCGGGATCACCAACGCACTGGACTGGCAGGGTGACTTCGTGGACTGGGCATACAAGCAGTCCTCGACAGCGTCGACCTTCACCACGATGCTCACCTTGGACCCCAAAGGGAAGTTCTGGGGCCAGTCCGGCATCCACCTGGGAACCGCCCTGCGCACACACGGGTGGGCGTTCTACACCGCCGGCAACCGCTCCATCACCCTCCAAGACGTCACGCTCAACGGGGTGGGCACCTTCCCGGGGTGGGCGAGCTCCAACAACCTGGCCAAGATCGTCTTCCACACCTACGACGTCATGGTGGTCACCAACGGGTCCTACTACAACATGACCCGCCTATTCGACCGGGTCAAAGACCTCATGGGCAGGGTCAACGCCCTGATCAGCCTGCTCAACCAGGGCTGGATCAAAACCATCCGCGACGCCGGTGGCGGGCGGGTGACCTGGGAGTACTACTCGAACACCGGCTGGCAAACCATGTCCACGTCCCTCACCTAACCACCCCACCCTGGAAGATTTGGAGGCACTCGTATGTCGATCATCATTACTAACCAGTACCTGCCCGCCATCTGCGAACTACTCGCGTCGCTGCCGCTTGCCGGTGCCGCATCCAGGGCCCGCTCCAAGGTCCTGGCCATGGCCACCCAGGCCACCCAGTCCCTGGCCGAGAGCGAGTTGGAGCTCGCCCGCGAGCACGCCCTGTGCGATACGACCGGTGCACCGCAGGTCGACGGCGACGGCCATATTCGCTTCACCACCCCCGAGCAGGCGGCCGCCTTCATCCAGGCACGCGGCGTGCTGCTCTCGGAGCGGGCGGAGCTTTCCGGCCCGTCCTATACCACCATGGCACCCACCCTCTACGAAGCACTGACCGCGCTCACTCAGCCGTTTGCTGGTGATGAGGCTGCTGCCTATGACCACCTGTGTGACGCCCTGGAAGCACACCTAGCCACCACCACCGAGCAGGAGGTGAGCGGTGATGAGTGAACCCATCACTGAGGCCTCAGCGGTTGAAGAAGGCACTGTGTCTGCCGATGTGAGCTCGGGTGTGCTTGTCGGTGAGGGGCATTCGGTGCTACTCGAACCCGACCACGACACCACACCCATACCACCGGCAGACCCGACACCGGTGAACCTGCCGTTGCCGCAGGCCAGCACAGGCTCGGTGGATGTGGCCTGGGAAGTCCTCGATGTCCTCACCGGCCCAGACGGCCTGCTCTAACACCACCCAGAAAGGAGAGGCCCATGCGCACTGCCTGGACTGTTTCACACACACTTTTCACCACGATTGGAGGCATTGTGGGCTGGTTTCTGGGAGGCGCTGACGGCTTCCTGCTTGCCCTGGTCACCCTGGTGGCCATCGACTACGCAACCGGCGTGATCGCCGCCTTCGCCACTGGGGAGTTGTCCAGTTCGGTGGGGTTTAAGGGGATCGCCCGCAAGGTCATGATCTTCGCCCTGGTGGGCCTGGCCAACATCCTCGACGTTCACGTCCTGGGTGAAGGAGGAGTACTCAGGACAGCCACGATCTTCTTCTATCTGGCCAATGAGGGCCTGTCGATCGTGGAAAACGCTGCCCGCATCGGGCTTCCCGTCCCAGACAAGCTCCGCGACGCGCTTGCCACCATCACCCAGCACCCCTCTCGAGGCAGGCACGCCTACGACGGGCCACTAGCGACGGACCATGTTGGTGATCCGCCGCCGATCCCACCCGGGGACAGTGACACCCCTGAGTCCATCCAGCCACCGCGCAGTTCTGCCGGCGGCTTTCTTGTACCCGACAACAACCCCAAGGAGACACCATGAGCTACCAGCAGTCCTTCACCCCAGCACACCCGTCGAACTACACCAAGGGTCGTGGCGGTAAGCGCATCACCACCATCGTGATCCACCACTGGGACGACCCGGCGAAGAACCCGCAACTGTCCGGCGTGATCACCACCTTCCAAAACCCCGGCCGTGGCGCGTCCGCTCACTTCGTCGTCGAAGCAGGCCGCGTGGTGCAGATGGTGGACCTGGCTAACACCGCTTGGCATGCCGGCAACTGGCCGATCAACCAGTGCTCGATCGGTATCGAGTGCAACCCACGCTGCTCGGATGCTGATAAGGCGACCATTGGTGAGCTGATCCGAAACCTGCAGGCCACCTACGGGCCACTCAAGATCATCGGCCACAAAGACGCATCCTCCACTGCCTGCCCGGGACGCTACTACCCACCCGCTCAAGTCCTCGCACCGTATATCACCGGTGGTGGTAGCCCGGCTGCTCCCGCACCCAGCGTCGGCGGAGACATTGAGGCCTTGGCTCAGGCGGTGATCCGCGGAGAGTACGGAAACGGTGAGGACCGCAAGGCCCGCCTGGGTAGCCAGTATTCGGCGGTGCAGGCCAGGGTCAACGAGATCCTTGCCGGCCGCGCATCCCAGCCCGCACCTTCTGCGCCCGCCAGCCCGGCACCGGCACCTGACATTGAGGCCTTGGCGGATGCGGTGATCCGTGGAGACTACGGAAACGGCGCGGATCGTAAGGCCCGCCTGGGTCACCTGTATGACGCGGTCCAGGCCCGGGTCAACGCCAAGCTCTCTGGCAGCGCCCCTGCTCCTGCGCCGGGCCCGAACTTGGAGTCCCTGGCTGACGTGGTGATTCGTGGCGAGTACGGCAACGGTGCTGAGCGGCGTAACCGGCTTGGCCACCTCTACGACGCTGTGCAGGCGATCGTCAACCGCAAGCTGTCTTGACCGCCCAGCCATTTGTGGCATTGCGCCCCTGCCCACCAACACCGGTGGGTGGGGGCGCTTTTGTCGTTTCCGGGGGTTATCACCACCAACCTGCCGCCGCCTAGAGCGTGGCAGCACCCGCTGCCCGTGAAGGCAACGCGTCGTGTCCGGTTTACGCACCGGCCAAGGACGCATGGGTGAAAGGACGGTGACAAGACCATGGAGTCACACGTGAAGCGAAAGATCATCACACTGAGGGAAGGTGGAGCCAGCTTCGGGCAGATCGCACGAGAAACCGGAGTGGGGCGCGAGACGATCAAGTCGTGGTGCCGGCGCAACAACATCACCCCACACCCCAGACGCACACCCACCAGTGGGGCGTGCGAGCACTGCGGGAAAGCCATCGACCAGCCCCGGCGTGGGCAGAGGTTTTGTAGCCGGGCCTGCCGCATGTCCTGGTGGCACGACCACCCGATGATGCTTGAGCGGCGCGCCATCACCACCCACACCTGCGCCGGCTGCGGGGCGACCTTTGAGGCGTATGGCAACAGGCACCGCAAGTACTGCACGCACGCCTGCTACATCCGCACCCGTTTCGGAACCCGGGGCGGACGCCCATGACCAGCAGCCCCACCGGAGCGTGCTGGCGGGCAGAAACCCAGACGGCAGCAGACCTGGACTTCCTTGATGCCCTTGCCGCTCGAGGGCTGCTCGCCGCCAGTCAGGTACGCGCCATTCACCGTCAGCTCGCCGCCTCCTTGGATGAGACCAGGGTGGGGTTTACCCGCTCCAGGACTTGATAAACCCGGCGTGTAGAGCGTTCATGTCACACACCAGACCACCACCGGTGAGACCCGCACGGGCAGAAAGGAGCAGCAGATGAGCCCAGACTTGAAGACCATCACACCACGACGCACACCCACCAGCCGCATCCGCGTGGCCGCCTACTGCCGGGTCTCGACCATGTCGGAGACCCAAGCAGGATCCCTCGCCGCACAAGTCGCTGCCTACTCCAAGCTCATCTGCTCCAACCCTGCCTGGCAGTTCGCCGGGATCTACACCGACCAAGGCATCTCCGGCACCACCAGAAAAAGGCCCGGGTTCGCCGACATGATGGACCACGCCAGAGCCGGCGACTTCCAGATCCTGCTGGTCAAGTCCATCTCCCGCCTGGCCCGCAACACCGTCGACCTGCTCTCATGCGTACGCGAGCTAGCCGCCCTCGGGGTGGCGGTGCGGTTCGAGAGAGAAAACATTGACACCTCTAGCGCGGAAGGCGAGCTCATGCTCACCCTGCTGGCTTCTTTCGCCCAGGAAGAATCCCGCTCCCTGTCACAGAACGTGAAGTGGGCGATCCGAAACCGGTACAAGGCCGGTGTTACCAACTCCCACCGCATCTACGGCTACACCTGGGTAGGCGGAAGCCTGCACATCAACGACGATGAGGCCCAGGTTGTGCGCCGGGTGTTTGACGAGTACCTGGCCGGAGTGAGCCCCGAGGCTATTGCTGACCGCCTTAACGCTGAGGGGCTGCGCGCACGAGGAGGAGGAAACTTCCTCGGCTCCGTGATCCGCACCTGGCTGGAAAACCCCCGCTATGTGGGCAACGAAATGCTGCAAGCCACCTACACCGATGGTCCTGGTGGAAAGCTCGTCGTCAACGACGGGGCACTCCCCAAGTACTGGGTTCAGGGAGCAAACCCTCCCATCATCGACCAGGCCACCTGGAGGCGGGTCCAAGACGAGCTCGCCCGCAGACGCCAATCCGGCGGCAGGGCACTGACCCCTAGTGGTGGGACGTGTGCGCTGACCCACCGGGTGGTGTGCAGCCAGTGTGGGCGGTGCTTCCACCGGCGCACCAAAACCCGCAAGCACGTCTCCTACAAGTACTGGTGGTGCGAAACCGCCACGAGGGGGCAAGGCAACCCCTGCCAGGCACCCCAGATCAGGGAAGCCCAGCTCAAGAGCGCTATCACCACCCACCTGGGATTAGGTGAGTGGGATGACCAGCAAGTCCTTGACCGTCTTGAGCAGGTCACCGTCTACCCCAGTGGGAAAGTCACCGTGACGAAACGAGGCGCACACACTGCCGAGCCCGTGATGGCAGGAAAGGAGTAAGCCCATGGCCACCGTCACCACTATCCCGGCGCGGCCCGCCAAGACGCTCACTCCTACGACGGTGCGCCACCGGCGTAAGGTCGCGGCCTACGCGCGGGTGTCCACGGGCTTGGAAGAACAACAATCCTCCTACCAGGCACAAATCGACTACTACACCAACTACATCCGAGGCCGGGCCGATTGGGAGTTTGTTGGTATGTATGCCGATGAGGGGATTTCGGGAACATCAACGAAGCACCGGCAGGGTTTCCAAAACACGATCACCGACGCCATATCAGGCAAAATCGATCTGATCGTGACCAAGAGCGTGTCCCGGTTTGCCCGTAACACCGTCGATTCGCTCACCAGCGTGCGAGCCCTCAAAGAAGCCGGCGTGGAGGTCTACTTCGAGAAAAAACATCTGGACCCTGGACTCGAAAGGCGAACTACTCATCACCATCATGAGTAGCCTCGCCCAGGAAGAATCCCGCTCCATCTCCGAGAACGTCACCTGGGGACACCGCAGGCGTTTTGCGGAAGGCAAAGTCATGGTGCCCTACGCCTGCCTGCTGGGCTACAAGAAAGGCGACGACGGACACCTGGCGATCGATGAAGACCAGGCCAGGATCGTGCGACGCATCTACCGCGAATACATGGTGGGACACTCACCCAAAACCATCGCCGCACACCTGACCGAAGATGGCATCCCCACGCCTTTGGGGAAGAAGACCTGGAACGTGTCCACCATCAACTCGATCCTGCGCAACGAAAAGTACAAGCGCGACGCTCTGCTGCAGAAAACCTTCACCGTGGACTTCCTGAAAAAAACCACCAAACGCAACGAAGGAGAGATACCCCAGTACTACGTGACCGGTAACCACGAGGTCATCATCGCGCCGGCCGTATGGGACCAGGTCCAGCACGAGCTGGGCAGGCGCTCTGGCAGGTCACGCTCCTTTAGCCACCCGTTCGCCTCGAAAATTGAGTGTGGGTGCTGTGGGGGATGGCATGGGCCGAACACCTGGCATGCTGGCAGCCAGTACGAGCGGCGCATCTGGCGGCACAACCAAAAATACAACCAGGCCAGCGGCCAACCATGTCAGACCAAACATGTGACCGAGGAAGGATTAATCGCGGCATTCGAGCGCGCAGTCAGCTAACTCGCACCACCACCCAGCCCAGAGGTGCTCGATGCGGTCCTCGTCCAACTCGGCAACCCACAAAAATTACGGGACCAACTTGCCCGAGCAATTCAGGATCGTGACAGCTTCGTAGACCAGATCAACACGCTCATCCGTACCGCAGCCCACTCGGGTTTCGATCCGGATGCCTTCGAACGGGATCATAACAAACCCGACGCCGCCTACCAGCGGTGTATGAGCGAAGCGGAAACCATCGAAAACAAGCTACAAGAACTCGAGGCCAAGCGTGTGGCCATCACGGCTTTCCACCAGTACCGAAGTGAACACCCCGCAATCAGCTACACGCTCGAAGCCTGGCGAGCACTCGTCGACCACGCCACTATCCGCCCCGACGACACCATCACCATCACGTTCAACGACGGCACAACTCTCTAGACCAGCCTCATCCTTCACCCCAGGTGCCTGTCACCTGGGACTTCGTCGTTTTCGCCAACAACCGTGCACCCACCTTGGGCTTTGTATCCATCGTAACCACCTTGGTCCAAACACATCACAAGTCACTGGAAGCCGATCTTGATAAATACATCGGCCCTAAACGCGTTAAATTCACTGATCCTCACCAACGAGGAAAGAACGATCTTGCTTACATGGCCTACACGCTATTGTGTTATCGCTATCCGAGCATATCTCCAGATTTCTGGACCTGCTGTGGAGGTGACCTCGCTACCGGGATGGAAGATCTGCATATCTTGCTGAAACAGCATCCAAGTCTCGAACATCAACGCGCTGCAAACGCGCCGATCGGCTCTGACCCAAATGCTGTGGATTAGTACCTTACGAGTCACGGAGTTAACGCAAAGCACCTGCAGGTGCGATGCAACTTCACAGACATGTCTGATGATGCTGACGCAATCGTGCTCACTAAGATGCTGCGGGATAACCCACCCAATGACCTGCATGCTCTCTCTGACGCAATAAACTCACACTATGCTAAAATCATCGTTCAGAACCGATACTCAGCATACGAGGATGACGGGTTGGACTACTCCTCCCAAAAAGCATTAGCTGCGAGTATCTGGGACAAGATGAATAACTGGGGCACGGACCTATGGTGGTTTGGATTACTCGTACTCGCTGGAGACTCAAGCGAAGAAGAGCGCCGAGCCTGCTGTAACGCGTTGACAGGCTACCTACCGGCTCGATAATGCTAAATACAACGCCCAGTCGGGGGCGGCATATAGAGATTATCTCTCTGCCCCCCCCGACTGCCCCTTCTTCCTGAACCAAAAATGTCGTGTAAGCACCGTCGCGACTGACACAATTATGGGATAGGCCAAGTAAATGATTTTGCCGTCGTGGAGATAATACGCGATCCGGCTCTCTACTACAGGCCCGATACTCGCCGCTACCGTGAGCACCGTCAAGGCGATAATGGACGGCAGCCTCAATGTAGTGAAAAGCTTACGATTCGCAATCACTGCGTAGCCAAGAGCGTCCAAGGCTCCAGCAATATTGAGGAACGCTAGAACAAACCACGTTTTCTCACGCAGCGGCCCGATGTTCTTTCCGCCGTCAATAAAAAGTGCGTGCTGGTTTGCGGTAAGCCAACAGTCGATAGCCACTAGTGCAGCAAAAACGAGCACAAATTTCAGCACTTGGACGCCGCGAGGAGACAAACGCTTCTCCAGTGAGGCCAAGGCTTCTTGCGCCAGTAACCTTGCATGTTTCACGTTTCTATTTGACCACAACAGTCAGGAGAAAGCATGGCTCGTGATGGCACGAATAGGGGCGGACGCAGAGTCCGAGCAGTCTCCAAACCTGAACCCCTCGCAACCGCCTTGCTGATGGCCGCACCGGACGCATCCTGAGCGTGGATGGCATGCCTGAGCCATTCGATCATCAATCCGAGCGTGTTTGACTTCGCGCAAACTATTGTCTCCCAGCATCGCAAACCCGGACGCTCCGCGTCACGCCATCGGATCTTCTCGTGAATGATTCAATGCGCAGATTGCGGTTCTTGGTACGGATCGAAAACCTGGCATACCGGCACAAAATATGAAAAACGAATCTGGCGGTGTAACCACAAATACGACAACGGCCAACACCGCACCACTCCGCCCCTTGATGACGATAGCATCAAGAAAGCCTTCATGCAGGTGCTTATCGATATGCTCTCGAATACTGGAAAAGTTGACCAACTGCTAGAAGATACCATCCGGACGGAGTTAGATACGACACATTTGGAGGCGGCAGCGGAAAAGCTGTTAACTGAGGTTGAATCGGCAGCGGATGCTATCGACGGTCTCATCAATCGAAACGCAAAGGACGCGATTAATCAGGACGAATACGCCACCCATTTAACGCGCTCACGAAACGCCATGCTTCGCTTGCTAAGGAGCACGATGCTCTGAATGCTCAAATTATTGAACGGAAAACCGGCTGAAAGCAGTACGAGTACCACAAGGTAGAAGTCACAACACTAAAAGGGATGGAGTTAGATTTTATCTCGCATTAATTCCACACCTTGCTCGATCACGCAACAGCACAGGCGGGCGGTACTATTGAGTTCAATTTCCGAGACGGCAGCACTAAGATTGCCAAAAACTAGCCTGCGAAAGACGCACCTATACTTCAGCAGATTCAACTACCTCAGCAATTTTATCGAAGCACTTCTTTTTAATGACCCCATTCCATTTGCGGCGATCCGTAGGCGTTTGAAGGATCTCTTCGAGAAGTTCAACTAGTTCGCTCTCGCGTACCGCACCCGAAACCTCCGCCATCCAGAAAATAAGCTCTCCGCACTGATTCCGCTTGGTAAACGGCGTATCAGCGTTTGAGCGAGCTGCCCACGAATGAATTAAGTGCCAATACTGCGAGGGATCCTCGATCCCGCATTCCTTGGCGAATTCAATGTATCCTCCGCTAGGCTGTTTATATTTTTCGGTCAGCCGGTCCGTCAGTGGGCATGGCGCATCTTTCTTATCGATAAAGAACGCGCGCACCTGATATTGCTTCAC